CTATCAATATTTCCTCCGCCGGCATCTACGAATCCGCCAGTGTTGTTAGGCACAGTTAGTCCGTTGTCCATATTGTCTTTACCTAGACCAAATCGACCTCTTAAGTCAGGTAATCTAAATGTATTGACTCCTAATAAAGGAGTAAGACCATTATACCTGGTCCCCAATACGTCAAATAAATCACTGTATTTGGCTTTTTCAACTTCACTACCGTCGCAGAACAGATAACCGTAAGGTGCTTCCGATCCTGCATAGGGTAATATAGCACCAATAGGCACAGCCAAATCTCCCACAAAAACGTTTCTAGTTTCTCTTAAAAGTCCGGTACCTGATCTAAAAACAAGAACAGAGTCTGATTTTCTAGAAATATTAGGAAACGGTTCATCCTTGCTACTGATAATACCAGATGTTAATGTAGTCTGAAATGTCTTAGTGAGTCCGCCTACTTGACCATCGAATTGAATATTAGGCGCAGCTACGTCGCCCTGCATTCGAAATGTTGTAGCAAATTTCAAACTGGTAGAAGTCGAAGCATTACCTGTGATGTTTCCAGATAATACTCCTTCTAGAGTCTCAGCTATAACTGTTTTTGCTCTAACTGTATTCCATCTCTTGGTAGTCGTTCCAAGATCATATTCGTCTGTAATAGACGGTTGGGTAGTTTCTAAATTAGAAACACCGGTTATTGTAACACCATCTCCGACTAATAGATTTTTTCCTATAGCGACACCACCGGCGGTTCTAAAAGTTCCATTATTAAAGTTAGTAGTAGGTGTGGTATCTGTTAGGATGATCGCCCCATTTGATCTAATGTTACCGTCTACGTCTAATGCTTCGTCAGGAGCAGCTACATTGATACCTACCTTGTTATCAATAACTCTTAAAATAGTTTCAGGAATTCCACCTCTGTTAGTCTGTAAGTCTACGCTGGCGCCCGGAGTGGAATTATAAATTTTAGCTGCGACTGTGGAATTAGTTAGAATAAAGTTTCCGTCAACACCTATAGCCATACCGGTGTTGTTTCTAATATTAAATCCCTGTTCAACAATATTAACTATGTCTGATCTTAAAAATTTGCCAGCAGCAACTTCAACGTCATTGACTGTTAGAGATTCGGCAGAAGTAGCCTTACCCCAAATCTTAGTTTCAAATCCTACACCGACGTCCTGATCTGTGATGTTTAATCCAGATCTAATTACCACAAATCCCGGAATACTAGTTTTGGGAGTAAAGTTTTCTTTACTGATAATAAAGATAGGAACATCTTCAACATAGAATGTCAATAGAACCTGTTCTACGTTATCCGAATCAACTACAGATTCTACGATAGGACCACTCCTTAAACCTGTAGAAAATGTGGGTCCAACTAAAATCCACCTAGAACCAGAATAAACATATAACTGCTGATTATTAGTATCTACCCACAGTTCACCGGCTTGCGATGTCGCTGTAGGTGGCTCAACTCCACTTTTTTGAATATTACTGGCTGCCTTCCATCTGTTACCGTCCCAAATTTGAAGAACAGCATTCGCCGAATCATACCATAATTGTCCTTCAACAGGATTAACTGGTTGTGTTTCTTTAGCAAAATTTTCTAACAATGATAGAAAATTTTCGGCAATAATCTGACCGTAACCCGTGACATTACGTCCGGGAAAGGTTAAACTTGTGTCTGTACTAGAGGTATTGTCATATACCGTGATAGGTATCTTGTTTTCTTTGTCTGTAAAATTAACAATATATGGCATTTTTAAACCTCATTAAATCCAGTTAAACTCTGGATCCTAATCGTATAATCTATCTGCAGTAATCTATTCAATGATTTCTGGATCGGATGAAAGATCACATGGGTCAACAATTTACCGTTGCCGCTTGGATCATAAGATTTAATTCCCAGTTCGTCAAAAACAAAATTCCCATCCATGTCTTGACTGTTATCAAAAGCATCCTGTCCATCAGGTTCACCGTAATCTAACAGGCAGGTAATTAATACATCTGTATAAGTAGCGCCACTAACATGCCTGATTTCCATTTTATTTCTGACAGGATCGATGTTTTCAACAGCACTCTGATCCACTACTTTTCTAAAAGTTTGATTATAAAGATTACTATTAATTCCTATAGTGTTTGGTGTGAGATAGGTAATCAACCCGGTAGGATCAACTGTTGTTCCGCCTGTGCCAAACACCATTTCATAGAACGTTCCTTTGCCCTGGTTACTGATACTATTAGCCATTGCCACACTCATATTTTCGTAGTGTATGGCATTTCTTTTATCAATAAAAATCTGTCCGGACTGGGGATCAAAAATCTTAATGTGACCCTCAAAGTGGAATCCTGACTGTTCGTCGGGGCGTTTTTTCGTATTTTCTACGTGATTTTCAGTTTCTGGAGCCATTTTTTTGTCTTCTTTATCATCCATGATTGTATTTATTCGGGCAATTCTGAGCCCTTTTGAAAAATAAATTCTGCTATAGGTGTAGTATTTTCAAGCAGAGTTATACCTCTACTAGCAGTATTTTCACCTCTTTCATACCATAAATTACCCTGTCTTCTAATCACAGTAATTCTTGTTCCCGGCGCTGCTTCTTCCGTCAATCTTATATAAGCAGCAGATCCATCTACAGAAAATTCTGCTTCTAGATTTATATCAGCCTGCGGACTAGTCAATCCTAATTCTTCTTGATAAACCGCTATAGGATTTTTCCTTAATCTAGTACCCGATTTGAACACTTCAAATTGATCACAAGGATAATAATTATCTGGAATAGTTTCTTTATAAGAAAATTCTAAGGAATTTCCTTGAGAATCTCTTCTTTCCAGGGGAACAAAATCTAAAGGACCTACAAGCAAAGGCGTAACAGTGACGATATCTGTTTCTGCCAATTGAATCGGGTCAACGAATCTCAAAGTGCCCAAATCTGTGTCTACTAAGTAGTAATCGGGATTAACTAAATCTCCGTTGATTTTAACAGATATGTCACGTTTATTTCCATATCCAAGATACAAATCCTCTAAATTCTCAAACGTTCTAGAAGTTCCGTCCGGTATAAGATTGATTGTTGATGCTGTAGTGAAATCAATCCTTTCCTGTGATTCCGCATAAGGAAGAGTTTCAGTGGCTCCAACGTCAACAACAAAACTGCCTACAGAATGGAGTTCTGCGATAGCCGTTCCAAGACTTCCCCTTCTTAATTTTGAAAGTATATTCCCGATCTTTTCGAAATATTCGATTCTCTCGTTATTGATAGACACGACTCCGGGTATTTTTCTATTAGGAATAGGATCAGCTAATAAACTACCATCGGTTACTTCTATTTGATCGGCGAAATAAGTTAGATCCTTAGATAATTTAATATCTTTGTTTCTAGAATATCTCTTATAATGTACATTATTAAGCATATCCTTGAATATCTCAAATGCTCTAGGTGATCGATAAGGCCTATTACCAAATATGATAATTTTAATTATATCGGCATTAGAGGATCCGTTAACAAGATATAAAACTCCCCTAGGTAAAGATAAGGTATAATCCTTGTCTTGAGTTAGACGAATACCATTTTTATATACCCAAACATAATCTATAGCTAAAGGATTTCTTGGTAATTTGTATTGTACCTTTCCGCCTGTATATTCGTCAGCTATCAAATCGAGACTAGGATATTCGCTGAACCAGGTAATTTTTATAACATCCTTTAATGTGCTATCGTCGTTTCTTTGTAAATTATTAAACACTTCGGGAGCTATAGTTAAATTTCCTTGATTAATGTTATATTTTGATCGGAAACTATTTTCAATTTTTATGATATCCCCAACAACTAGATTAGATGGTGGAATTATAACCTGATTAGCATTACCGTTATACACATAATCAAGAACGAAACGTTTCAGTTCATTATTGACATAAATTTTCAATTCTCCGGATGTGATGGCACCGATCGATTCCTCTGGATCTATACCGACTGTAATTTCGTTGTTGGTTCCATCGTAGATTATGTAGGTAGTGTCTAATCCCTGTAATGCTGATCCATTAATTTCTACTAATACTGGAGCTTCCTTAGAATTTCTATTTAGATCTACAAAATTATCCAATGAGAATGAATTTGTACTTCCATCGAAAAAGAAAATCTGTTGATTAATCCTAATCAATGGCGCATCTCCAAAGACATCAGTATCGTGGAATCCAAATGTTAATATTTTAATAATCGACTGGGGGGCTGGCGGGGTTCCGAACTGTACCATCGTTCTATTTTGTCTGTCTATTACTGTAGAACTGTCTATAAATTCTACGTCGAACTGTTCCCCATTCACTGTTACAAAAATAGCATCGGTTTGATTAAACAATGAATTTGTTAAAAATAAATTAGTGTCTCCATCTGCTGTAAATTCTTGATAGTCTAAGATTCCAACCCCACCTATTCCGATAGATACAATTTCTATCAGATCTCCATCATTAGTCTGATATAGGAAAAGCACAGTGTCGGTTGCCAAATCAACTTCATAATCTACATTCTGTTCCTGTTTAATTTTATTAACATAAACAGCAACTGAATTGTTTTCTATAACTTTTAATCCAATATCATACCTTAATGTATTTCCATCACTCCTTACAACTTTAGATTGTAAAGGTATACCAGCTTCATTAGTTAAATTAAAGACTTTGATGCTTAAACTGTCGAGTATTTGTCCAGGAACGTTTTCTTCAGGAGCAGGAACCTGATCCGGACTGATAAACTTATCACCGGAAATTATTATTTCCTCGGGAGTTAAACCAGTGGCTGTTTGATAAGCACCTGCTGCTGCTGATAAAGATCCCCCACTAATACGTGTATCTAAAAGATTAACATCTGTGATAACAACAGATCCGTCGCTTTCAACTGGTCTAAATATTAATGTATCTCCAGCATCAACTTCAACATATGCTAAATCTGTTACAGAATCCCGTAGCTCTACGACATTAGTAGAACCGTCCCCTATTATTGTCGGCATGCGAGCATTTTTAGGAGCAGTTACTCTGCCGTTGGGCTGTACTGTTGACCCGTCATACTTTCCCCAATAAGGATCATCGATCCTTGTAGGTCTACTTTCGGATAACCTCTTAAGGTAGATAGTCCATATTTCACCTTCTTTAGGTGTAAACGGTAACACGATAAATGTGGTACTGCCGTCGGCGATGTAATAATAATCTGCGCTAGACTCTACGCTGTCCCAACTGTCCACGTACCAAGGAAGAGCATCCCAGCCCCCGGTAACATCAAATGTTGTACCCTGTATTTGTACTCCACCAAAATCAATACCTGTCATAAGTTGATTCTTTTCCTTGCCTTTCATCCCCGGCATAGGAGCATAGAATCTATCTATTCTGTTTACGCTATCTAGTATTAAGGTATTCTTGTCGTAGGTTATTTCTATAACATCTCCGGCTATCGGTGATGAATTAAAAATTAATCTACCTTTAGGTACAGTATAAGCATCGTTATAAACACTAAACAGTGATATATTATAATCGCTGTTCAGGACCGTTTGATTATTTTTCTTAATTGATATTCTATCTTTATTTCTTGTAGGAGGATAATTTAAATCAAATACAGATGTTAATCCCGTAGCTACAAATGTTTGGGTTTGTTGGAAGTTTTGGAATATTCCTGATTTGCTTATTCTATCAAATTTCATTCCAACATTGAATGATCGAACTTTGGTATCGCCCAGAATGGCAACTGCTTTAGCGATCCGGGTCGAAGTCCCGTTTCCGCCAACTAGATAAATTGTTGGAGTAGTTTTATATCCTTCGCCTGCAGTTAAAACTTCTATGCCCGATACCCTCTGGCTAGATACGAATGCTCGGGCAGTAGCACCTGTTCCGTCGCCCTCTATCAATACTTTAGGTGGGTTAGTATAGTCTCCGCCGGCATCAGATACATCGATTCTCACGATCGAATAACCATTGTTATCATACCAATACTGCCAGGGGTACTGACCAGTCTTATCAAACGAGCCCCTTATCGGTAGTATCAGTTCGGCTGCTGTCGAATAATCGGCCGGTAAATCAAAATCCGATACGGCAGACCCTGTTCCTTCTATCTTTGTATACCTGCTGGTATATTCTCTAATTGTTGTTCTAAAAGGTTTTACTTCTTCGATATATGTTTGGTATGCTAAAAGATTATCATTAGTATAATTTACAGGTTGAGATAATGGCCCGACATTATGCACTGCGCTGACAAAGCTAGTTTTGAATGCCCAGTCTATAAAATCCTGTTCTGAATATGAATATCTTATTGAGGCAAAAAACATATTATTCCATTCTACAGCAAGATCTTCTACACAAAGATCTTCTTTGATCGCTTTCAATAATATTCTCAATTCCCTAGCTGGCTGAAGATCGTACAGATCAGAATCGAATGTTCCTACATTATCGAATCCTATAGCAGCAGAGCTTGTATCGTATACTGAAGAGGAGATCTGCAGAGTACCATTTTGTCTGCCTACTAATTGATAGTCTCCGGACACTTCTCCCTGTCCTGGAGCTGTTTTCTTAAATACCGCCCATCCGCCGCTGGCATATTCTTTTACACGTAATAGATCCCCTTCTTTGATAATATAGTAGCTTTCTTCGTAAAAATTATTGATTTCTTTTACGATACGAGAATCCTCATCATATCCATCTTTCCACCAATCTATATAATACCAATATCTAGAAACGTCATAGGCCTGAGATTTACTTCTGTAAAATATTTTCCTCTGTTGATCCCAAGAATAGATACTCCATCTTCCGTCGGCTGTGGAGTCCGAAATAACCTGTACAGAGAAAGGTCTGATTTTAATATTAGCGAAGGTGTATTTTCTGCCCTTGTTAGTAACAGTAATAGAATTAACTCTTCCCTGAGCGTCTACGGTTATTTCTGCTGTAGCTCCCGATCCTGTTCCTTCAATTTCTATAAAAGGAGCATTTCTATAACCAAAACCCGGATCTACAATGTCTATGGTATCAATTTTTCCATTAATTATATTAGCCCTAAACACCGCTTGTTTTACTCTCACAACTCCAACTTGAAGTAGATCAACATAATCGTCTACTTCAAAGTCAAAAGCATTTAAAGGTTTTGACGGTAAAGGATCTTTAGAATTAAAATTTGAAAGATCTATTAGATCAGAAAACGGTTTGCTGGCCAATATATTATTGGCACGGTCGATCACTATCTTTATCGCTTTGATCCTATCAACAAACATACTTTGTCTAGGTCTAAAACGTAAACCGTATTTTTGATTTTCAGCTAATTTAGGATCTGGTACTGAATTTCCTGCCTCGTCGAACCCTATTAAACTGTCAATCCATTTCCTTTCTAAATACTCTGTAGGATTGCTCGAAGAAACTCCCTCAGTAAGCAGCTGATATTCATTATGTGCTAAATTTAATTTTGAAGGATCCTTATTATATTCAACATTTAATAGAGTTCTATCTGTTGTCAAAATGTTTCTAATATTATAAGCTAAAAATTTATCAGCAGCTATGATTGAAATAAACGGAATATTTGAACCAATTGGATTATTAATCATATCTGCTACAGAAGCAGCCGGCATTCTTCTTCCTAATTCGAAAGAAGGTAAAGTGGTTTTATTTTTTACCCAATAATAATATTTGGTCCCAACTTCTTGTCCAGTATTAGGATTAAAAATTTGTTTAGTATTGTAAACTGAATTGTTGGGATATTTCGGCTGTCCGGATATACCTTCTGCTAATCCCTCTGTAGTATCTGCTAAGATAGACCATTCTGAGGGCAGCAATACTGATTCGATCCATTCGTAGACATCCACCGAGGATCCTATAGATTGCGAATTCCAATAGCCTATCTTATAGGCATCGTCACCTTGTTCGTAATAGTTAAATTTGACTGTGCTGAGATCCCACCACAATTTTCCTACATTCTTTTCATACCAAGGCTGAGAAGCATCAACGGTTACTTCCTCTGTACCTTTATCATAGAAAGCAGGATCATAAGGTACCTTGAAAGATAATTCTTGTTCAGCTACATTTAATATCTTTAATTTAAAATGATCAACAATATCTAATTCTGCTATTCTTGTATGATCGTCAATATTATAAAGTTCAATATTTTTTAACAGATCTATATTGATTAAAGGCTGTTGTGTGGCTAAAGTTTTAAGGCTACTGCTACCCGACACCTTTCTAAATAATCTTACCTTTCCGACTCGTTCATTATCGAGTTTATAGTTAGGTGAACCTACTACTATCGTAGATCTAGTGCAGTCTAAAGTATAACCAAAAGATTCATTACGAACAAAGTCTGTTTCAAGTTTTTCTGTTAGCAGATATTTTCCAGCTTTGTTTTCATAAACATACACCTGTCCTGGATATCCTTGAGAATCTGAAAATCTTGTTTTATTTCTATCAAAAGTTGTACCTGCTTCAAACCCTGTGATCAGAGTATATCCTGCATTCTTAGCACCGACTACGATTTTTTCTAATCCTGGACTGATTCTGATCTTTGATCCAAAGAATTCGTTATTGTATTCTTCAAAACTTTGTATCTTTTGTTTTAATCTATATTCTATACTTTCTGTACTAGCTGTTTCAAATATGTAAACTACTCCCTGTGTCTGACCTCCGAGGTCGGCTCTAGGGGCGCTGGCTGCTATCGTTGCTCCTGAAGGATCTATATCAACAGAATATCCAAACAGATCTCCTATCTCTATTGTATCACCTGCTGGTAAATCGCTATAGTCTGCTAAGTTATCTGCCGTAATTATCTGTTTTAACAAGAATAGAGAACCAGTTCTCTTATAGATATAAATTTTTCCTGTACGACCTGTAGGAGTAGAATCTGTGATATTAAACCAAGGTTCTCCTGATGCTGGATCCACTCCCTTTATGGCGTTCGTCGAATCTACGGTAGAATCGGGTGATCCTAATCTATAATAGTTGTCATCAGATTTTACCACATCTCCATGTTTATATTCTTGATAAGACTTGTATAAACCTTTGTAATTATTGTAAAACTGCCCGTCGCTGTTAGGAGTTCCTACTACTAAAATAGAACCATCATAGTTCATAGCGGTTTCGAATCCGAACTGATCACCTTCTTTAACTGCTTCGGCTAATTGGTCTGCTGTTAATATACCGGACATCAAAGTAGAACCGTCATCGTCTGCTACTGAAATTATATTAGGCAAAGAGCAATCTGTAGATACAGGATCTAATTTTTTCCAACCGCTAACGCTGTCGCTAGGTTTGGTAGCTGCGCCTTGCTGATTAGCTGTTGCTTCCCAAAGAAAATCTTCATCCCATACGATAGTTCCGATGGGATATGGTACAGCTTCTACTGTAGAATAAATTCCAGCGTAATTAGGATTTTCTAACTGTTTCCATTCCGTTCCAGTGTAATAGAATAGATATACTCTGCCTTTTCCTCCCATAGAATCTTTAGCAGACACAGCCATGTAATATGTGCTGCCGGAAACACCTATAGATATATCACTACCGAAGTGTTCTCCCTGAGACGGTCTCGGGCTGAGAATGTTTACAGTATTTTCCCATCTGTTATCTGCATAACGATAAACAGATACCATCCCCTGCTCGGCAAATCCTGTACCCACTCCATTAGAAACTGCTTCTATTATGGTAGCGGGAGTCCAATCTTCTGAAGCAAAATCTATCGAGCTTCCGTCATAACTAGGAATATCGTTAACTGCTTTCCAGGTTTTATCTTGATAGAAAACTATGTCGTCTGGAACATACTGAACATCTAATCTTAGATTTCCTCTAAATCTACTGTTTACTCCGCTAGCCAGAGGAGATCCTATCACTAAAAACCTATAATCAGGACTGACTGTTAAAACTTCGCCGAAGCAGCCTAGTAGTGCGGCTTCGAAACCCGACGGAGGAGAAATAATCTGTCTTAGTCTCATCGAATCTGTGCTTTCTGTATAAACTAACACATAACCCGAGGCTGTTAAATTTGCTACTACCTGTTTTAAGTTTTCAATATAAACAACTGCCGAGCCCAGACCTATAGGATTCGTTACTCCGTAGTTGACTAAATCAATGTTTGAGTACTGTCTAACTTTTTCTATGACTGTCCATTTTCCGGTGCTGTTGTCATCTATCCAAAATTTAGTTCCGCTACCGGATGCTGCGATATATTCTTCGTCGATGTCGTCATAAGAAGTGTATCGTACATCTGAAAATATTCCAACAGCTGCAGATGTACTATCTTCCATTTCGGGCTTAACTGCCGTATATTTTACATCAACATAGGTTTTTCCTCGAGCTACCACTTTTCTAAATCCTGTGAGCTCGGATACATCTCTAATACCGATTATATCATCAACAGCAATAGTATGCAGTGAATTAAAGGTAATTCGTGCAATTTTATTTGCTTCGTCTACTGCAGATACTGAAATGATCCTCAATGTGGGAGGTTCATTATATTTGATCACCGTCCACGAATTTAAGTCAAACGTGACCCAGAACAAAGAGTTTTCTTTGACTGTGTTTATGTCAAAGTTTAATAAATCGTCTCTATTCTTAATCGTATAATCTACATCGTTGAAACTAACATATCCAGCAGATCTGTTTAATTTGTCATATTCCGATACCGGATTTAAATTAGTCGTGAAAGGGTTAGGAGACAATGTAAACTTAGAAAATGGAATCCTTACATACTGATCTACTTCGGGGCCGGTCGATTCTGATAATGTTATGAATATTGGCTGCGGATTAATTTCAAACTCATCTTTTTTAATTTCAAATTCAAATCTTGTAGTTTGGTCAGTGCCTCCAAAATTTCCAACCTGGAATGCCCATTCCTCGTTAAGCACTATGCTGTCGTCTGAGGATTCACTTAATTTGTCAAATACTTTGACTATAGCATTGGCCGTACCTTTTTCTCTGATAAATCCCTGATATAGCTTAAACTGACTAACTTGATCTTCTGCTAGCTGTTGTAGATAATCTCTAGATTGATACCCTATCAAATGTCTGGATAGATCTCTTTGGCTAGATCCTATTCCGTCGGCATCTGCTTCGTAATAATCTTCAAACTGATTAATCCTATAATCAAAGTTACTGATCAAACCTTTCTGCGGTGTGGAATCTAGTTTGGTCCATAGTGTATCGTTAAACTCTTCTGATCCTAACTGATTAGTCTGGCTCGTCCAATAGAAAGATTTATAAGCAACTATATCCCCTAATTTATAATCAGTGAAGGGTTGCCAAACATCAATATTAACATTATCAAACAAGAATCCGGGACTGGTATAGTCTCCGTCCCAATCAACTGTGCGGAACCCTCGACTCTTGATACGCTCTTGTCGATACCCTGTAGGTTTATCATATATTACGTCATTAAAAACTGTTCGATCATCAAATACAGTTACATGTTCTTTAAGAACTAAATGCCCTTTAAAGAAATAAATCCCGTTGTTGGTGTTGGTAGTACTGACAACTAATTTTTGAAAATCTCTAGTAACATTAATAAATTCAGGACGAAGAGGCAGGCCGTCATTCTTTAAAACTTGATACCCGTAGAAGCTGTCTAAAAGATTGTCAGCTACACCTATTTGAATATTAAACTCTATTCTATCGGCTATAGGACTAAAAGTAATCAGTGAACCAACATCCCAATTATGTTTGGTCCAATACATAAACTCTTTTACAGATGTAAACCAATCTTTGGGGCTTTGTGTCTCTATATTATATCCATCAAATACTAGCCCTTTAGATTTTAAAAATTCTTCATATCCTAAAAAGAAATCTACTACTGATTGAACATCCGGTAATATTTCTCCATAAACTAAAATCTTGGTTTTAGTTTTATTAAAATTTTTCCTCTTAAAAGCATCAATAGATCCTACTTTTGGCAGAGCCGGTAGTTGTTTCCAAGCTGATAAATCAAAAGTATCTCCACTGGTATGGCTCTTAAGTGCTCTATAAAAATTGCTATTATATCTACAAACTACTCCGTTGTTATAAAATTTTTCTGCGTTCCATTCAACAAAATTTTCGCTGACTCCTCCTATAGATATCAAAGGATCCTGCTGGCTCGCCACTGGCTGATAATATTCAAAGAACGGATCTAAGGCATCATATCCCGACATCTTAAATCCTCTGTCGATTTTTTCTACTATAACTCCACTATATGTTATGCTGCCGATAGGGCTACTAACATTAAAAATAATATCGTAGTTTTCTACTGGAATAAAAATACTGCTAGATTGCGATTTAGGATTTTTACTATCTAATATAAATTTTTGCTGTTGTTGATCAACGAACCCCGACATTCTATAAGAAAGATTTACATCCAATCTACTAATCTTATCAGCTAAAATAGATGTTGGAGTTGAAGTACCTTTCAAATAATCTATAACGAACCTACACAAACCAGAACTCTTGAGATGATCAAAATCATCTCTAGTTATATCTTCTATTCTTGTAAAGAGGCCGCTGGTTTTGTCTACTGTTTGACCTAGCTTATTATTTCTTACCGATGATTTAATAAAATTATCTGTTAGGAATTCGAAAGGCTTTAACAAACAAAGCACTGTCAATATCGAGTAAGGCCACTCAGAACTTGATCTCCAAGCATATTCCGCAGGGCTAACATCCCCTAGAAAAAATCTACCTTGATTATTAATCAGAGAAAAATTCGCAGCCAATCCAGAATCTAAGGGACTTAACAAGTTTCCGTCACCGTCAACTGGTAAATGACTTAGGATACTAGGTCTTTGATATCTAGGATACGTTCCCGATCTAGCGCCTTGACGAATGATTCCGTCTCTAATATCTTCCCATAATAGCAAGTTGCCGCTAGTGTAAGGAGCAGCGCCGTATTGTTCTTCCCACCAATCTGGTTTTTCCGAAAAACCTAACATTTCCCAAGGACAACGATGTGGTCGATCTGTGTCATAATACCATTGGTACACTCCTCTCCAGTATCCTGGCAAGGCTTTCGTGCCCTCTATGTTTGTCATGTTAGAATAGGTATAGGTATAGCTATCCTCGCTGTCAAAATAGATATTGTTTACATAATCAGTGGTAGTTCCTGATATCCATGATAAGAAATCTCTGTTGACAATATTATCAACTTGTTTTTTATTGAATAGTCCTGTGTCGTAATATCCACCAAGCACTGCGTCAATATCAAATAATGTTTCATCATACTCTTGTTTGATGTTATTATAAATCCTGTGCTCTAATTCTAATAAAACATCGTCTCTAAAATCACCGTAGGCAATAGTGATGCTGCCATCGTGTCCTTGAATAACTTCTTTTGGAATTCTATAAGTATCATCTAAGAATTTTCTTGGAGTGTACTTTTTATAAAGCCCTAATTTAGTAGGCGTTGGTGGAATAAATGAAGATCCTGTTGTAACATATTCACGGATTTCGATTTTATCTCCTTCTATTACAGAAGCTTTGATATTAACAAAACCGAATATAGAGTTAAATTCATAATCTCTACCGTGTAAGATTTGTTGACCATTAATATAAACATAAACCGCTTTATTGCTCAATGTATTCAAATCAAATTTAGAAGACAAGGCAAATGTTTTAATTCCCTCGTCCTCTACTTGATATTCTATGGTTGTATAGGCTCCGCTACCTACCATGTCTGAATTAGAGAAAGAATTAGCAGCAGATCTAGCTCTGCCCATTTCTTCTAATATTTCATCTACTAGTTCAACTACAGTTTGTCCTGTATATCTTTCATCTGATAATTTAATGAAATTATTTTTAAAATCTGTGTATTCCCGTCTAGAATATTGTATAGACTTTATAATATTAACCTGCTTGTCGCACAATAATAATATAGCTAAAGGAGATAATCCCGAATGTTTCACAAATCTTCTGCATAAGGGTTGATATCCGGATATATCTCTTAGGTTATTTTGCCCTGGATAAATTCCTTCAAAATCGTCAAATAAATCTAAAGCCGACAACAAGTGATCATTGACCTGTCCTAGTGTAAATGTGTCAATTTCATTATTAAGTGGGTTCCTTTCTAATCCGATAGGTATTTCATAATAACCAAATTTTGGATCGAAGTCGGCGTATAATCTAAATGTTACGGAATCGCCCTTAACAAAATCTTTTTCAAAAACAAATTGATTAACTGTTCTTGTATAGGGCACATCATACCTAATACCGTTTTTGTAAATTACTAATTTTTTAATCTGTTCATCACTAACGGCATCCCAATCTATAATATCGCACTCTATGGTGTTTGAATCTTCTGCTACTACTGTTTCGATAATAGGCTGAACAAAAGTGTTATCTAATGGAATCCACCCATTAGAATATTGTGTCCCAGAAACAAGATTAAGTTTAAAATATCCCAAAGATAACTTTTTAGAAAAAGTTACACGATTAATTTTGTAGGTAAAAATATCTTGTTCAAAATTATTATCAAACTGAATGTCACCGACATTGTCTATGTTAAGATAACTGATAGGAAATCCTAATTCAGAATCGTTAGGTCCTACACCTGTTTTATAGGATACTAATTTCGATCCTGCGAAAGAACTAACAGGATAGGTTTCCGCATTAGAAAAACTTATTTCATTCTCGTCGAACAAATCAAATAAAGGAGCCTGGTTAATTGTTGTTTTCAATTGACTCTTGTTCCATCTTGTGCCATCAAAATTGAACATTAGGCCTTTATTTGTTAAACCCCTTTGTACCAATACGCATTCGCCCGGCGCCGTTTCTGAATCTTCTGTTGGTATCAACGAGATCTGTCTACGGTTATTATGTGTTATAAATCTAACTGTATAAATTTTGTTATTAACTAATCTATCAGTGTCTGCTGTAATTAATAATCGAGCACCTTCGAACAATTCTTCGTTATCTATATTATAACCAACAGCGCCTTCAATAGAAGAAAACACATCTGTAGTAAAATCATCAACATAATCCACACTTTGCTTGGCTACAGCTCCATGATTGAATAGTTGTAAATTAGGTTTAAATTCTATAATCGGCCTTTTTGCTCTTGCCGATTCGGGCGAATCAAAATTGCTGTTATTAAAATTATGCGAATATTCTAATACCGATCTATGAAACCATCTGTTATAACGGCTCCAAGGATTTGAATCCTTGCTAGATTTTGAAATTGTTATGTAGTCTTTAGCAGCAGGATAGGCCGCGGCATCATCGAACGGAGCAGTATCAAATCCGCCGTCGTCAAATAAAATTTCTGGAGATATTGTGCTTAATAATTGTGAAACTGACAGATCAGAAAATTTTGTTAAAGTTATTTCTTCTCCTACACCTTCAACTAACCAAGAACCCGAAGCATACTTTACAGGAGTAACTAATCCTTCGAATCTTAGAATCATTCCGTTGCTTAATTGTACTCCGTTGCTGCTGAGATAGTCCGCTTTACCTAATATTTCATTAGATACATCTATTTTCGTATTATTTTCTACACTATCAATGACGAATTTACCAAATTTATTCGGATCAGTCAAGCTTTGATAAAATAAGGTATCGGGAGCATCAAAAGGAACATCAAATATAACAGTGCCTTTCTCTGAACGATTGTTAACCACACCTTGATCATAATCTAAAGCTTGTTTTTGTTCTTGTAAATTTTCTAATAGTTTCCAAATACCGCTGGTGGTATCTAAAGGTGCGTTTAGTCCGGCGATAGGAACATTTCCCTGTGCCTGATATAAATTATTCCCGTATAGAACTATTTGTCCTTTTTGGTATCCCACGATAGGATTGTATGTTAAAGAACCTGTGTCTATATTGGAACGAATTACAAAGAAATCTCCTGGTACATTAAGATTAAATTTATAAGTCTGTCCTCGATATAGTGTAATTGTGGGATTATTAGTTTGTCCGTCCGGAGAAAATATGTAGGAATTAGCACCCAAGGTTACCCTATATGTGCTTACGATTTTTTGAGATTGACCTTGTATCCTAACTCCTGGAGGACCGTCCGGTACCCAAAAATATTCTCTATAATTTATTAACTTGTCCCAGTCTATAGGAGGATTCCAAGTATAATGATGCTGGCTGGTAATTAGATCGTCTCGCTCTTCGATATTACCGAAAAACTTTAATTGATTTTTAAAATCAATGTAATCATAAAATCCTTCCACATTGACATCATTTCTTACAATAACGCCAGGTTCTAATTGATATCTGCTTCTTAATGTTTGATCATTATCAAGATAAACATCTGAAGACCTAAATGTTTTTCCATATCTTCTTCCAACGTATCCGACTTTCTTGTCTAGTACGCCGGGCTGTATCAGAGGATCAACTAACCCTCCAAGAAACTTATTATTACTTTCTGTCTTGAAAATTTCAGGCAGAAGATCTTTTGATCTACGTACTGGAATATTACTTTCTGGAAAAATATCTTTATCCATAAATCTTTAACCGTTATTTGTATTTGAAACTACAGAATCCGCATTAACACGTATTTCTGCTGCTGATACTGCAGATACTATTGATATATCATCTACTGTCGCACCGCTAACAAATATCTCGTCTACTCTACTTTGAATTTCAAATAAACTACCGAACACCTGATCTGGCTGCTTGGGAACTAAAACTATGTTGCTGATATCCGGGGCTACAGTTGTCAAAATATATGCTATGAGCTCGCTGACATAAAATCTATCTCCGAAATCCCAATTGTTTATATCAAAAAATTCATTTATAGCCAAAACTATTCTTACCTTTAAATCATTATCATTTATTAATTTATTAGGATTTTTAACTACCTTAAATGTAGCTTGAAATTTAGGTTCGGCTGTTTGCCCAAATAATACTTTATAGACTACAGGATGGTAAACAACCTCATCACTGATCGCCTTTATAGAATTTAATTTAGAACCAAAACTTATCCTTAGACTATCGCTGTTAGGTGGTTCGGGTTTATTTCTAATTGCTCCGGCTAGAAAATTCCTAAAATCTCTGTCATAACTTCTTGTTAATAGATATACGTCCATGATATTACTGGAACTAGGATCTATTCGTCGATCCGAGTCTGCTGTATGGATATATTGAAATTTTAATTTTGATCTTCCTACCGCAGCTATATAATCTGGTCTTATGTCTAATGTATTGGTTGACTTATTAACTTCCTTAACCACGTCCTCTTCCGAGTCATAGAAATAAATTAATTGTCCGCTATCATAGTTATTAACATTAATTAAACTTTCTTTCTGCTCAATCAAAATAGTATCGTTAGTATTATCTATGAATACCTTTTTCTTGTTGCCTAGATCGTCCACGATTTCTTGGAAAAATAGATAATTTAAGGCTGCATCTGTTCCAACAATCAATTCGAAAGATTCAGGATTATCAATAACTCCGTCATCATCGGAATCTGAAAAAGCTATCTTAACTTCCTCTACACTCTGATATCCGTCGTCGAACTTGATTGAATCATCTATTTCAAAAGTGATATCTTGTTTTAGTGATGTTAAAAATGTATTGTCAGAATTAATATTGAGAATTTTAATCTGATCTTTAACAACTTGCCCTGTTCTACTGTCATAGACTTTTCGATTTGAATCGTAATAAAATCTATTCTGCTCTATACTGCCAAAGATGTAATCTAAACCTCGAATTCTAATAACGTATTCGTCGGCGATTTTAACAAATGCTACAATCCAGGATGAATCTAAACTGCTATTTGTGCTGTCTCCGGCCTTACCTAAACTGAAGTTTCCTACTAAATTTAGGTTTGCCGAAGTTATTAATTTCCAGTCTCCCTCGATATAATCATATCTTAAACCAAAATTTAAGTTTGAAAACATCAATGTAACCATTTCTGATTCCAAAGAATTAGATAGATTATTAACGAATTTCGGAACAATTCTAGACGCTATGGCGCCAGTAGGAACAATATCACTGAACTGCACTGCACCTAAACCGTTGGCCAATACTCCTCGACCGGCATTGGTTCCGTCGCCTACTATCTTTACTACTTTTGTCCATATTCTATCTCTTTGATCTGGATCTGTAGCATCAATGTTTACTAATTTTCCTTTCTTAAAAGCTTTACCGGTTGGAGGAACAAATTTAATCAAAGAACCGCTAACTACATACTTCAAAGTATTAGAAGTATATGTTCCGGTTTTTAAAATGTTAGTATTATCTATAGCATTTATAAAATATCCTGTAGATAAATTTACATCGCTAGTTATCGAATTCCATATAGTGTTTTGATCTGAAAACAAAACTTTTTCATATTTTGTGAGGTAAAAGTTATAAACATCAGTGTCTGTAAAAAGCGGTTCAATGCTATTTCTAATAAAATTGACAATATCAAATCTATTGATAAATTTAAAACTTAAAGATCTTTCTGTTTGGCTCTTATAAATTAGACCGTCGTCGCCAAATACATTTACCGCACTATACTTTCCGCTGGCATCAATAATATCATAGTTTCTAGAAATTCCGCTAGAAACTCTATTAATAGATCTTACTTTTAAGATATCCTGACTGCTGGTTAACGGAGCAAGGTTATAGTCCTCCGCAGTGATCATTCTATTCTGAGTGTAGTACTGAGCAGGAGCATTAAATCTAATTTGATCAACTGTTTCGCTAGCTGCTGACGAACTAACGGTGTATTTTAAACTCATGGTCACTGTTAGAGTATGAGCCACACCTTGTTTATTGATATAAGGTATGGCTATAGTAACGCCTCTCAAATCTGATGGGGCTATCTGATAAACTAATCCGTTGCTAATTCTATAATAGACTCTGAACGGTCCTTGTGGCAAATTACCGTAGACTCCGTCGGCAAATAAAAGATCGATTCTATCGTTCTCTTTAGTTTTGACAGAATATATGGTTCTGATATCTGAATTAATACTATTATAGGCAATGTTACTACCTACCAAACTTTGAACCTTAGTCCATTCTGTGGTCTGGATTCCTGCCGAAGTTAATTGATATAACCACACGTCTATTTCATTAATGTTGTTAGTATCTACGGATACTATTTCATTAGTAGAAGGAGCTTCTACATTGAAATCTGCTAATTCTAAACTACCTTGTTTGAATAACAGATAAAAACCTGTGTTAGCACTGGACCCGCCTTTGCCGTCGTTGCGGTAAACGAATCCTAACTGATTTCCAGGAACTGGTGGTTCTTCATATATTTCTTCAGCATTTTTAAATGTGGTACTGAGTAATTCAAATACCATCTGTCTGCCTGCTACAGTTTTAGAAAAAGCGAACACAGGAACATCTGTTGATGCTGTTCTAAATCTATATTGTTCTGTAGAAATCCCTGCTATAGTTTCTTTGCCCTGCGGTCTTCCAAATTCTATACTGTCAGCCATAGCAGAATTTAAAACTGTTACAAACTGTTCTGACCAATTAGCATTTGTTGGGTCGTTCCATATCACAACCTGTTGGCTGAGATTTTTGCCGTTACTGTCTAAAATAGATTCTGTAGTACTGACTGTGTCAAATTTTAACAGTCCCATCGCTGGCATGTTTCTCTTGCTGTTATAACCTAACATTCTAGCTAGGCGAAGAACGCTTTCTTTACGTTCTGCTAGTTCAATAAAGTTTTCTCTAGAGGCAAGATCGATACGGAAAGCAAGGCTTTGTCCTAAAAATGCCACAGCATCTATTAGAGCTAGATATTCTGAACTTTCTACATAATCATTAAAATCTTCCGGATAGTTTTCACGGAGATAGGTTATCATAACCCTACGTAGGTTTTCAAAATCATAAGATTTAAAATCCGCATTTTTAAAAGTCTGATAGATGCGAGTCCAATCTTGATTTAGTATTAAATTAGTCTGTCTTGACGTAGTAGTCATTGTATTTTTCGTCCTATCTAATATTTACCCAATAAAATAATCTGGTCAGTTAATAATGTTATTCTTGCGATCGAAGTCAAAAGTCATGCGTTCTACCACGTTAAACGGTATGTAAACGATCTCGGCTTCGATCCTAATTCCTTGATCTGTGCTATCTATTGTCACAGAATTTATAGATATCCTAGGGTCGTAGTTGATTATAGCTTCAACGTCCTTGGTTATGATTTCTTTCAGTTCTTCTGTAAACGGCTCAAAAAGCACGTCCCAGATCACTGTTCCAAAATCAGGCTGCATTAATTTTTCGCCTTTACGAATATAAAAGTGATTTACTAGATCTTGCTTGACTAGATCTATATCATAGGCTTTGAAATTATTTTTTGTATTTTTAGAATCAAAACCCTTATAGGTAAAAGTAGTTACTTCAGCGTCGCCTACGCTGGCCTGTAAACTCACTGCTGATTTTCTATTATAAAGTTTTGCCATATTCAATCCTTAGACATCTCTGTCGGTGTTATCCGGTGTTAATAAATCAGGAGCATTGTTTTCGTGTAATGCCCAAGGTTCATGCATAGGAACTCTTTTCATAATGCTTGTTAACGGAGAAGCTTCAGCATAACGTTTTTTCGCCCAAGGCTGTTTTGAGCTAGTTTTAACGTTGTCGTGTGTGCTCAACGGGCTACAGGGAGTTGCTGGAGGTCCGTTCATATGAATAGCAGGTGACGTTTCTAAATGACTAGCTCCGCTGACAATATTTGTCACTGCTGTGGCCGTTAGTTGACCATTAGCGCCGGCAAATAGTTGATAATTTGCTCCTGCTTCGGCATGAAAGTTTCCGCTTACTGCTTTGATATTAACATTTCTACCTGCTTCCATGTTGATATCTCTATCGGCACGGATATTAAGATCTTGTTCTGTGTGTATAGAAATACTGTCCTCAGCATAGATGTCGATTTTTCCGTTGCTGGTTAATTCTACCCAGGTAGTACCTTTAGCGTTGCCAATATAAATTAAATCTTCGCTGTTATGTAAAAGTATTTGATGCCCGGTTCTTGTTCTTAGTCTCACATATTCATTATAAGGAATATCTGGTTGACCTTTTTCTCCATTAAGAGTATCAGCATACTCAACCCCGCCCTCTCCCGCAGACTTTTTGCGTTGATATTGATCGTCACCATCATCAAATACCAGCGTAGTTCCTCCTAATCTGCTGACCGGAACTGTAACTGCTGTTTTACTCTGCTGTTTTCCTATGTACTGTTTTTTAGCACCATCTCTACGATCTAACGGGCCAGGAGTAGAAATTCCAAAGACTGTATTAGGTATACTTCTTCTACTGGTACTTGTGGTCGCTCCTCTAACATCATCTTCCAATAATCCTTGTTTTAAAAAACTATCGGCGATAGGATGGACTGGTTTTTTAATTTTATCAATTTGAAGACTTTTTTCTAAGTCATTAGACTTCCTGTTTATTTCTCCTACAGGAAGAGGCTGACTAGTATCATATTTTTCTTTATCTTCTTTTGATAGTTCAACCTCTGTGGTAGCACCGATCGCAGGAATCATATGATTCATAAACTTACCGGGTATACAAGCGATCCAGAATCCTTCAGCAGGGTTGCCATCAATGAACGTACACATAACTGTGGTACCTATCTCCGGTGTAGGAAACCACATACCGTAAGATTTTTGTGTGTCATTAAAGTCATCTTTGTTTAAACCCATGTATTCATAGGCTGTAACTCCATAAAACGGAGAAGCATATTTTACGTAATAGGTTTGATTTAAATCACCTATGGTATTACCGTGCTCTCTCAATAGAGTAACTTCTAATCCTCCCATGAATGACGGATCCATATAACCAACAACTTTGGCCAGGATAATTCCCTGATCCATTTTGCCAGCATCTTGTTTGACCGGTGATCGTTTTTCTATTGCCATATATTACCTTATGCCGCTGGATAGTCCCATGTATTGCCAGTAACCGGATCATCTGCTGGCGCAGTTCTTTCTGGTTCTGGTTTGCTAGTGTCGTATAGACTCTGTTGTTCTTTGGCCACGGATGCTCCTGGAGTATCTTCTGGTTGACCTTGTTGTCTTACGCATTTCAGAGACTGCTGAAACGATCCGCTTGAAAATTTATTAGTTACTTCGTGTATCATGTAGGTGCCGCTAAACGGACTTACTCCGGCTCCCTGAGGGAAATTCCATAGACCGCCTTGTCCGGTAACACCAAGATTTGGTTCTACTGGATTCCTAAACACAATTTCACAGTAAACTTCTCCACCCTCCCAGTTCATAGAACCATCGGAGTTAATTTGATCTACTGGACCTTCTCCGGCAACATAGTTTGCTGACAGACCGCTGTCTGAAATATAAAAAGGATCACCTAGAATGTCTATTTCTATATTAACTAAATCGCTGCTGGAGTTTTGAAAAGCTTTCTGGAAAGCATCTGCTACCATTTGCTCCACTTTCTTAGCACCCGAAGGAGAAGAAACATCAATGCTTGGATCTGGTTTCACAGCAGGTGTACCTGCAGTCGATGCTGCTACCGCAGGAGCGGCTCCTGTTCTTACTTCTGCTGTAGGCTCTCCTGTGGGCGCAGCACTGTTGGTATCTTTATTAGCAACATTAGCGTTGTCATTTGCCGATCTAGGTAATTGTCCAGTGAAAAACATACCGTTAAAGCTTAGATCAAATTTTAATAAATCGTTATTCTGTCCTGTATACAGATAGTTGTATCGCTTGGCTATCTTCTTTTTAAGATTTGCGGCTCCGGCTGATGTTGATGTTGGATTTTTCAATATATCGCCCCTTACTTTATAAGGCACTACCCTAAAAATATATTTTTTCGATCTAGTATTTCTTTTGGTATCAAATTCAAGGAACTGCATTTGTACATCAATTCTAAACCACGAAGCTCTTCCTTCTGGATCTAAGTTTTCGGGTTTAACTGCTTTAACTCCGTATTCTGATGCCACTACCACTCGCTGTATTACTTCTGTTATCTTGTCATCTTGTTTAAAAGTAAAGGCACGTTGTTTAGGATCGATGGTCATTTGATCTCGCACGATCCTACCTGTGGCTGGATCTGAGGCATCTCCTTCTAGAGGATATAGATAGTTACCGCCGTCCTCTGGACCGAATCCCATATCAGCTGCGCCTATTTCTCCGTCACCGAAATCCTGACTATCTTGTCCCTGTCGTCCTCTCAGTGGTTGTTTAACTTCTGCTTTAGGATCGGCTGTGGCTTTGAGCAATTCAACATTTTCTCTTTCCCCTAATCCCACATTGTCATGAGAATCTACAGGAAATACGATTTCAAATAAATCGGGGTAATCTTGTTGTTTTTTATCTACTAATTCGAGCTGTATTTTATTCAGCATTGTACAGAGACTTCGCTGACCGCTGACCAACATTTCTTTTACTGTTTCACCGGTTATAGTAGCGTCAGTGGGTAATCTATTAACCACATCTGATAATCCTGTATGATGAAGAGGCACTGCTTCAACTTTATAATTACTGCCTCCTTCGTTAACAGTAAAGTCTATTTTAGTGATTTTGATAGTGAAATATTTCGCCAAGGCCTCTGTGCCTGTAAAAATAGCACCATTGTCTTTGAATCCTAAAAATTCTAATTTGAATAAGAATGGGCACTCGTTGAAATAATTTGTGTATCCTGATTTAATAGCAGCATTCTGTAAACTCTGTATAAACAGACCTAGAGAATACGGCTCGTAAACATCAAATGTAAAGCCTATAACGTTTGTATTACCTGTTCCCGGTCCAGGACTGAGTTTAGAATTAAGAACTATGTTATCGATAAAATATTCTGGTGTTCCAAATTCTGTTCTAGTTCTCTGTGCATCAAATCTTCCCGCCGAGGCTAAAACTATTTCTTTAAGAGCTCCGGGGTTTCCTCTATAAGAACTGGGATCATTAAATTGCTCAGGGGTCAAACAGGCCAATGTCCACACAGGAGAATATGAAGCAAACTGTTCTAGAACATTTTCGTACGGAGGACCACCTGCTGGCGGCTTTGCTGCTCCAAAGCTTAGAATACTACTCAATGTAGAATTTTTATTAGGGTCTTGAACGATCTTGCCTATGTCACCCGTGTTAATAACAGCACCGGGATTGACCAGTCCTGTTGCTACAGATGCTAAGCCTTGGGGAATATTAGGAGTTCTCGTGATAAAATCTATAGGAGATCCATCGGGTTTCTTTTCTACTAACTTTGATATACCGTAGGCTGCGCCAGCTACTCCTAATGCCCTTAATAGATTTGCCACATTAGACTCCTAGATATTTTTCTAGATTAGTTTTCTTAGGACAATAGATAACTACTCCTGGTTCAAAATCGTAGATAGGATCCTTGATCACTTCCATATTCCTTTGAACAAATACCCACCATAGGTTAGCATTGCCATACAAGTCATAGGCTAATAAATCGGGTCTATGTTTATATTGAGATTCGATCACATATTTGTAATCGTCTGATTCAGCTGGAACTGGGCGTATAGTTAATAGCTCAAGATACAGCTCATTTTGAGATGTATTATAATAAGGAGAAGATTTTTTGTAGGCTGCCATATTACATGAATCCTACGGCATTGCCTTTAGCATAATCTTCTAAGCTGAACTGACGTAATCTTGTTCTGTTGTAGATCGGAGACACAGTAGCAGATATTGTACTCAACACCGGAACCCAAGTTGGAGAACCAGTAGCATCATTATATTTCATGTAATTTACATCTTCTTTCAAATCTACACTAAAGGATTTTACAATTACAGGAACATTATGGAATATCCTAGTACCATAACCCGATAGATTACATATCACCGGTGGATTACCTGCGTAGGCACCGGTACCGAAAAACATTTTTGTAGCAGTTTTCAAAAAAGTTGTTGCCTGTACCCAATACTCGGCATCTATTTCTGTTTCAACTGTGAACTCTCCAGATATTTGAATATCTTCAACTTGACTATTCTTGTAAGCCTGGAAAGGATAATTGTTATGAACTGGTTCTATATTGCTATAGTTGGCTCTAGTGGAAACTGTGATGTTTGGCAGATACGGCCAAACCATTCCGCCTGTTTCTGAAAGACGATTAAATGCTCCTCCGAACAAACCAAAATTACAATTAAGCCTTACACGCCAGTCGTCTCCCTTGCCCGGTTTGATCTCAACGAACGCACCCGTCTGACTAAATAATTCTGCTCCACTGGGTAAGTTCTTTCCTCTAAACATACTTAATAGATTATTAATTTGTCCTGCCGCTCCAGAGATTCCTGCCGCGGCATTGATAAGACCTGCGCCCAACCCACCTTGACCTAGACCTAATTTGCTTAAAGTCGATCCTATCTGCGCACTAACATTACTAACTGCTCCGGCTACACCTCCTAGGCTACCAGCTGCTCCACCTAAAGCGCCTGAGGCTCTAGAAGCTAAACTTTGTATGGGATTGCCTACACCGCCCATCGCTGTACCTATATTAGGTATGCCTGAGGATACTCCGGATGTAAATCCATTTAAACCGCTGGAAATTCCGCCGCCTAGTTGGCTGACTTTTGAATCAAGGGCAGCTTTAGCAGAAGCAAAACCTTCTGATGCTGCGGGGCCTGCGGCATTAGTCGCAGACGATATAGATGCTGACACTGAACTTACTAATTTTGCCAGCGGATTGGTAGATAAGGCCATCCAAAAACCTCCGTATACTCTATTTATTATTAACAAAATATGCTATTATATTACTAATTGAGGAGAAATTTCGTAGATGATCACGCCACAACCTAAAATAAAATACCTTACAAACAAGGACCTATTAAGAGAAATACATCTAAGTAAAAACACATATTGCTCTTATACTGCTGCAGACTACTGCGATTATGATTTAATCGTTCCAAATTTAGAAAAAATCAATGTAAGAACCATAGCAGAAGCTAAAAGAAATCGTGCTACAAGATTGGGTAAATTAGCACATTCCCAAGCACAACAGTCGGACAAGAAAGCATCACTAAAGGACTTTGAAATCGACTATAAAAAAATTGCCAAACAAGACGTAGTCTTCCGTGTCATGACATTTGAACATGTTCCTTTAGCGCCTGGTCGTAAAAAGACTCTTAAGAATACCGCAGACAGTCATGAAAAGGTAAATTTTCCTCCGTTTCAGCATTGGAAGTTCGACAAGAACGACAATCTTGTCTGTGTAGGCAAAAGTCACTGGACTGGCGGTATGAAAACAGGAAAGTTTTCAAAAGATCATGGACAGATGACTGATAATCTAGCCCGCATGTTTATAAAGCTCTGTGAGCGTTATGCCACTCGAGGCAACGTTCGAGGTTATACCTATAACGACGAAATGCGTGGACAGGCTATTCTACAATTAACTCAGATAGGACTACAATTCGATGAGAGCAAATCTGATAATCCTTTTGCTTATTACACTGCCGCTGTTACTAATTCATTCGTGCGGATCATCAATATCGAAAAGCGTAACCAAAACATCAGAGACGATATTCTGGAAATGAACGGCATGAATCCAAGTTGGACTCGTCAGAATAGCGGCAGCGGTAGCGGTAGCTACGGCGGTCCTGCCGCGCCAGCGGAAAGCGGTAGCGATTGGGATTGACACGCTGTCAACATTAATTTACAATATTCAAATATGAGTCTATTCAAAAAAGCCGCATGTTTCACTGATATACATTTTGGTTTGAAATCTGGTAGCAGAACGCACAACATCGACTGCGAAGAGTTTGTTATTTGGTTCTGCGAAACTGCTCGAGCAGAAGGCTGTGAAACTGCTATATTCCTAGGTGATTGGCATCATAATCGCAGTACCACTGACGTCAGCACTATGAATTACACTCTAAGCAACCTAGAAAGATTAAGCCAAAACTTTACTCAGGTTTATTTCATCTTGGGAAACCACGATCTATTCTATAAAGACAAACGTGAAATTAATTCTGTAGAATTCATGCGTCTGTTTCCTAATGTAATTCCTATCAAAGATCCTTTTACTGACGGTGAAGTAACTATCATGCCGTGGTTAGTGGGCGACGAATGGCAGACTGTGCCTAAGATCAAAAGTCGTTATATTTTCGGTCACTTAGAACTGCCGAATTTCTACATGAATGCCATGGTGCAGATGCCCGATCATGGGCAGTTACAGAGCACACATTTCGTAAATCAAGAGTACGTGTTCTCAGGACACTTCCATAAGCGTCAGACCAGCAGAAACATTACCTATATCGGTAACGCATTTCCTCACAACTATGCAGATGCAGGTGATGATGATCGAGGTATGATGATCCTAGAGTGGGGTGGTACGCCCGAATATCGCACTTGGCCCGGACAGCCTGTGTACAGGACTTACAAACTAAGCCAGATCATAGACACACCAGACGCTCTTTTGCGTGAAAAGATGCACTGCCGTGTGACCATAGATCTGCCCATCAGTTTCGAAGAGGCTAACTTCATCAAAGAACAATTCATTCCTCAGTACAATTTAAGAGAACTGATGTTGATCCCAGAAAAAGTAGAAGTAGAATCTACAGCGGTGCCCGTGGATATACATTTTGAAAGCGTAGACACTATCGTTATGAATCAGATCGGTGCTATAGATTCCGAAACCTATGACAAAAAGCTGTTGTTGGACATTTACAAAGACCTATGATAAAAATCAAGAACCTAACTGTACGTAATTTCATGAGCGTAGGTAATCAAACCCAGGCCATAGACTTTGACAAAGGTCAGCTCACGCTGGTTTTAGGTGAAAACCTAGATCTGGGTGGTGATGACAGCGGTGCTCGTAACGGTACCGGTAAGACTACTATTATCAACGGCCTTAGCTATTCTATCTACGGCCAAGCATTGACTAATATCAAACGTGATAATTTGATCAATAAGATCAACGGCAAAGGCATGTTGGTCACTGTGACCTTTGAAAAAGACGGCATAGAATATCATATTGAACGTGGCCGAAAGCCTAATCTGCTGAAATTCTCTATAAACGGGCAGGAGCAAGAGCTAACTGATCTCGATGAAAGTCAAGGAGACAGCAGAGAAACACAAAAGGCTATTGAGGACTGTATACAGATGAGTCACGAGATGTTTAAGCATCTCGTAGCCTTGAACACTTACACAGAACCGTTCTTGAGCATGAAGTCTGCGGATCAACGCAGCATCATAGAACAACTGCTGGGCATCACACAGCTATCTGAAAAAGCAGAAACGCTGAAAGAACAGATCAAAGTCACCAAAGACGCTATACAAACCGAAAATACTAGGATCGAAACAGTCAAGGCTTCCAACGATCGCATACAACAGAGCATCGAAGCACTGGAAAGAAAGCTGAAACTATGGCAAGAAACCAAAACTAAGTCTGTAGAAGACCTTAAGAAACATATAGAAGTGCTCAGTACCATAGACATCGAACGTGAAATCGTCAATCAACGTGCTTTAGTAGAATGGACTAAGAATAAAAAAGAGCGAGATACGCTGACCAGCATGATCGCTAAACAAACCGCGGCCATGGACAAGGAACAGAAAGTCTTAGAAAAACTAGAAAAAGAAATCGTTTCATTGAAGGATCACAAGTGTCACAGCTGTGGACAGGATCTACATGATGCCAAACATGAAACTATGATTGCTGCCAAAGAGAAACAGATCGCTGAAAGCCAAACAACTATCAAAGATTATCAAGAAGAATTCATCAGCTTAGAGCAGGCGCTGGTCTTATTAGGTGAAATCACAGAATGTCCTACAGTGATCTATGACAGTCTAGAAGAAGCATTAAATCATAAAAACACACTAGACAGCCTAAACAAAGATCTCACTGCCAAAGAAGCAGAAACTAATCCCTATGATGAGCAGATCGAAGAACTTAAAAACACTGCTCTACAGATCGTAGACTGGGACAGCATCAACGATCTAACTCGTGTTAAAGATCATCAGGAATTTTTATACAAACTCTTGACTTCCAAAGACAGTTTTGTACGCAAGAAGATCATCGATCAGAATCTAGCTTTCTTAAATCAGCGGCTGACCTATTATCTGGACAAGATCGGACTTCCGCACATTGTAGAATTCCAAAATGACCTCAGTGTGATCATCACACAGCTAGGTCAAGACTTGGATTTTGATAACCTGAGTCGTGGAGAACGTAATAGACTGATATTATCACTGAGTTGGGCATTCCGTGACGTGTGGGAAAACCTATATCGTCCTATCAACTTACTGTTTATCGACGAGCTAGTAGATTCGGGCATGGACGCCAGTGGCGTTGAAAGCTCTATAGCAGTGTTAAAGAAGATGACTAGAGAGCGAGATAAAAATGTTTTCTTGATCAGCCACAGAGATGATCTTACCAGCAGGGTTAATCACGTATTAAAAGTGATTAAAGAAAACGGATTTACCAGCTACAGCAACGACATTGAAATAATAACTTAATGGCAACAGAAGCACACGACCGATTAATCAAGGCATTACAAGAATACATCAAATGGCAAGATCGTTTTGAGTATAAAAGCTCTGACGAAGCAGGCATCAAGGCAAGATTTTGGCTTTCAGAAATACGCAACGAAGCGTCGACTAGGCGAATAGAAATACAGGAAAAGCGAGAGCAACGCAAGGCAGCCAGAAAAGGCATGGTAGGACGTCCGCCAAAACTAACTAAATGAGTGCTGTGGACGTATCAAAATCAACTCGTAGAAGAAATACCAGAAGGCTACATTGGCTTTGTTTACCTCATCACGAATCTTAAAACTGGACAGAAGTACATAGGCAAAAAATTAGCACAGTTTAAACGTACTAAACCACCACTCAAAGGCAAAAAACTTAAAAGAAGATCTGTAGTAGAAAGCGATTGGCGCGAATACTGGGGTTCTTCCGATAGGCTACAAGCAGACGTCCAAGCATTAGGTCCAGAAAACTTCACCAGAGAAATACTTTATTACTGCAAAAGCAAGGCAGAAATGTCATATTTAGAGGCAAGAGAGCAGTTTGAACGCAGGGTTTTAGAAACAGATGACTATTATAATGGCATTATAAACGTCAGAGTAGGCGGATCAAACATACTAAGGCAGCGTCTTTTAGAACAACAAAAAGGCAAATAATCGCCAAAAAAACCCGCATCGGTGAATATAATGATGCCCGAAATCCGTGGTGATGTCGCACGGTAAGGCCCCTAAATTGGCGAAGGGTAACTACAGTACTATCCTTGACAGGACGACGATCGGATACGCCTATAACCGGTTTACTGTAATAAAAAGTATTGATTTTAAAGGCTAAAAGAGGGTTAATAACCCACGACTACGGTTTGCGATAACAGGCAGATCTAGTCCGCCGTCAGATCTAAGACGGAGCTCGAGGTACCGGCTGACCGCCTCTGTAATGCTCTACTGTTATATGACTTGTTCGACTCGGATAATGTTCACATCTAGCCCGGCAACGGGCTAAGTATGACTGAACGATCTGGATAATGCTAAAAACTGCTTCGCAGTTATCTTACAAAACATTTCCAGAAAGAAAAAATGCGTTGAGCGTAAGCGATAACGCAAACGAGCGTAAGCTCGTTTTTAAAATAAATAAACAATACACCTTTGGATTAACACAAATGCGCCTCTTAGACATCGATGATAGATACAGTTTAGTAAATTACATCAACGAAGACTGTATTAATTCCTATAAAATGAAAGCTACTATGGAAAGGATTGATGAACAATTCTTTAAACCTTGGTCGCATTATCTAGAAGAAGCTGAATTAACACAACAACAAATAACACAGATCTTCCAAGCAGCGCACAAAGAAGCACAAGCATCAGGTACTAATTCTACTATGTTAGGCAAGGTCGTAGAAAAGATCATACCCGATTCTATGCTACAAAAGCTCAGTGATAGCTTGCCTGCGCCAGATCCTAATGCTGCCAACGATCCGCAGTTTGCCAACAAGGCCGGAGCAGCGGTAAGTAAACTGCCTGTGGATGCAGAGACCAAAGGCGGATTAATGAAGATGGTGGCCAATGCTGCCAAAAATCCCGCAGTACAGCCAGTGGTCTTGGCTCTAGTAGGTGGTGTGTTAGGTGGATTGGTACAGAAAGTTGGACCTATGTTGAATACTATGGGATTGCCTGGTACACTAGTGGCGGGCGTAGCCGGTGCCTTAGTAGCGGGAGGAGTTGCTGTGGCTGCGGCTAAGATACAGGGCAAGTCATGGAAAGAATCATTCAAAGGTGCTATTAAACCTGCATTGGCAGGTGCTGCTGGTGCTGTGGTAGGTAAACTAGCTGCTGATTTTGTCAGTGGTATAGGCAGCGGTGGTGGCAGTAATAAAGCTGCTGCAGGTCAAAGTGGTGGTGACATAGAAGCCGGCCTAGCCGCAGATCAAGCTATGCAGGATAGGCTGTTAAACAAGTTTCCCCCTGATCAGGGATATACATTTGGTTCTCGAGGCAACTCTATCGAAGTATTTGATGCCAACGGCAATAAAGTGTTCACTGGTGATATTCCATTGAAGACTATGGATGCTAAGACATTTGCCGACTTAACCAGTCAAGGAAAAATGGCAACTCCGGGCATCAGCAGCGGCTCAGGATCCAGCGATCCGCTAGCTGGTGTTGGTCCAGACATGAACATCCAGGGGGATCGCAGAGTAGGTCGAATAGACTGGGACGCAGAAGCAGCCAAAGGTGGATCAAAACAGTTTTCTGGAGTTATGGTAGCCAATGAACCAGTAGTTCCTGGTCAACCATTAAGCGCACAGCAGATGGCTGTAGTGGACATGAGCAAATCTATGGGCAACACACCTAGCCCTGAAGTACAGGCAGCATATGATCTTGCCAAACAGGCTACACCAGCCGCTGCTGCAGACACATCATCACAGCAATTAAATCTTAGACCAACTTTAAAAAGACCTCAGACACAGAGTCGTGAATATCTTGGAAATCGTTTAACAGAAGGTCAGTGTTATTTGATCATGAAGCGTGTGGCAGCTACTAATAGAGATCTAATACTAGAAGGATATCTAGTATTAGAAGCAGGCATGCTACAGAAAGCAGGTTCTTGGTTAAAGACCAAAGCTCAAAATATCACACAGCAGGTCACTGCTGACAAATTAATGCAGGCTTGGAAGAAGGCAGGTTCCCCTACAGATTCAAACGCTGTGGCAGATATCATGCAGCAGGCAGGTGTTAACCCAGAAGTAGTTAAGAAAGTATATTCAGGCATGCAGATACCGGAACCGGGTGCCAAAGGCACAGCTGATCAAATCGATTACAAAACTTTATCCGATCAAATAATGAAACTGCCTGTAGATACTAAAGTGCAGATAGTTAACTATATGAAAAATGAATTGAAGGTGGCCTAATGAAATTACACGAAATCATACAAGAACAAGATCTACAAGAAGGACCACTGTTAAACAAGATTGGCACTGGTGTAGGTAATATTGTAGGTGGTGTGGCCAAGGCTGCTGGTGCTGTAGCAGGAGGAATAGCAGGACTAGGTGCTGCTGCTAAAAAAGGTTTTCAAGCAGGTAAAAAAACAGTGGCCGGCGCAGGCGATGAGCCAGAAGTCTCTGTCGGAGGAACATCAGCTTCATCTGATGGGGGACAACCTCAAACAACACCTAGCACAACACCCACAGCTTCTACTGGTGGCAGCGGTCAGGCACAGTCTAGGACTCCTGCAGCGTCAGCGACCAGCGCACCACCAAAATCAAATACAGCATTTGGACGTTTAGCACAGGCAGCTGCCGGACAAGATCCAGATGCTCCTGAAGAAAAACCTGCAGCAGGTACTGCTACAACATCGACTACCAGTTCAGCACATACTCAGACTGGTCAACCTGCCGATGAAAAACCAGCTGCTGGTACACAGTCTTCGGCAAGTACTACAACAGCCACACAGGCACAGGAAAAACCAGCTGCTCAAACACAAGAGAAACCAGAGCCAGAGCAGGAAAAACCTGCGGCGAACGATCCGGCTTTTCAAAAAATGCAACAGAATATCAGCAAGCTACCTCCGGAACAGCAAAAAGAATTAATAGCAGCACTGATGGCTGACCCAGAAGTTAAGGCTAAACTAGAACAACCAGCTGTAACCCCAGCGGCTAGTCAAGATCAAACACAAACAGCTACCACTACAACTGCAACAGCCCAGGCGACTGATGCTAAACCTGGTAGACAGAGAGATGCCAAAGGTAGATTTATAGGAAAGAATGCTCCTAGAGAAGAACCTGCACCTACACAAGCAGAAATTGACGCTGATCGCGAACGTTTAATGGGACCACAGAATTCAAGCGTTATTAGAACAGGAAATGCTTTATCGGAAGATCTAGCTTCCCATGTTAAAACAGTGCAGGCAATGCACAGAGGATTTCAAAGAGGATTAGCTAATCCATTTGGTGGTCCAGGCAGCGCAGCCAACGATGCAGAAACTTCTGCAGCAGCGCCAACAAAGATTGTTGATAAAACAGGAACTATGCCTGTTGAGTTAATCGATCGTGTTAATAATTTAGATTCTGCAGGTAAACAGCAGTTGTTTAAATTTCTAAAGGCAAGACAATGAAATTAAATGATCTATTAAAAGAAAGCGAAGACCTAGAAAAACTAGCGGATGAAATCGCTGCTCAAGGTCCTCAGGTTTTAAAATTTTTTTTAGAAGCTTTGAAGAAATTTTCTGTTTAAAAGAAAGGCAGTCCGCTTTTCTTGGTAGTTTCTAGATTTTCTTTAATTATTTCACCGACGATTTTTCTTTCATCGTGGCTCATTGATAATGCTTCTTGATAACTCATGCCACGCATATACCAACAGATCTTTAGTATATCACGTTTGATCTCGTTTGCCTCTTTTTCAATTTGTTGTACGTATGCTAGGATCTCTTCCTGAGGCTGAGTTAAGACCCTTTGGCGAAAAAATTTGTCTGGTCCATGGAAACATCAACTGTCCATTGATGCTGACATTCTACACATTCAACGTTTTGAACTTTTAGACTCATACGATCTTTCATATCAGTAACGTGATCGCTGATTTTTGTAAACACGTCGCTGGGAGCATTTTCGATAAATTCTTTGATCATTTCGCTATCAGATACACTACCGTTAGGTGTGTCTATACTGCGGATACAACCGATAACTGTGTCTACAGTGAGCTGAGTTAGCTTAACAAAACTGTCTCCGAACTTTTCAACTTTTTCTTCGTCAGGCATGTTATCGTCATTGACTATTTGGAAAATTTTCTGTTGTTCGAGAGTTTTGAGTGCTGTTTTATTAAGTTCTTTATAACTGTAAGGACGAATGTTTACAGTTAATTCTCCTACATTAATACTAGCTTCGTATTTGAAATTTGTAACTGTATCAAGATACTGTAATAGATTTAAGATATAGTCATTAATATGGCCGCAGCTAGGGCACGATGTGCTAACATCTAGATTCTCTCCGTAGGTCGCTAATCTAATAGCTATCAGCACAGCATCTAGATCGATGCTGGGCATCTGCCAAGGATTTTTAATAGACGGAACACAGCTCTTGATTACTTCAACGGTAGCTTGTCCGTTCATTAAGGCGTCTGGAGTTTTAAACATCAGTTCATCCTTAGCAGTCATAGCATAGACGGCATATTCGTCTATTTCGCTTTTATCTAAACTGCCGTCGGGATAAAATTCACCGTGGCTGGGCAATCTGATATAGAGTTTTGGCTGCCGGAAATAATTAGCCAAAGGGTTATTCATTGGCTTTTTCGTAGGCTGCGGTATGGTTTGATCTGACATTTTTTTCTCCGATAAATACTTTATCTATGCAGCTATTTATATGCGTAGTTTTTGGGGTTTTTAATACATGGCAGACGTCTACGGCGATCTTGGCGGCAATCCAATAGAACTTAATAATGCGGCAACCGAAACCACGTTAAAGCAACTTCTCGCGGTAATGATGGCCATGTCTGCGGGTGGCAAAGGCGGTAAAGGCGGTAAAGCGCAGGCCGAACTAGAAAAAGAACTCAAACGGCTAGCAGATCAAACCAAAGATCTAAACAAAAAACGCCAAGACGAACTAAAATTATTAGACGAAGGCAAAAAACGTGCTGCGACTCGTGCCAAAGCTGAAGAAGATCAATTAAAACAAGCCGAAGCAAATTCACAGGCTCTAGGTGCTATGGCCGGCGCGGCCATGGGAGCAGCAACTAAACTCACCAGTATGATTTCTGCTTTGGCTAACACTGGCAATAGTCTAACCCAAGCGGCAGCATCATTACAACAAATTCCTGTAGTTGGCGGAGCACTAGCATCAGTATTTGGTGCGGTAGCTGGTGCTGCAGAAAAAACTTATAAATCATTCCAACAGGCAGCAGAAGTAGGAGCGAATTTTGGAGGCAGTATCACTGACATGATTGATGCGGCCACTGGTGCCGGATTAACATTTGACCAGTTCAGCGGAATCATTGCTAGAACTGGTCAAAGTCTAGCATTGTTAGGTGGATCTACTGCTGAAGGTGCTAAAAGATTAGCACAGTTAGGTAGAGGAATCAAAGACACTGAGCTAGGTGATCAACTGGCTCGTATGGGATATTCTACAGAACAGATCAACGAAGGCATGGCCAATTATGCCGGCAGACTGGCTAAGACTGGTCATCTTCAAGGAATGAATAATGCGCAGTTGATCGAATCAACTGGACAATACTTAAAGAATTTAGATGCTGTTAGTAAATTAACAGGACAGAGTAAAAAAGAATTAGAAGATGCTAGAGCGGCAAGAATGAAAGATGCTCAGTTCAGAATGATAGCATCTAAAATGGATGCCAAGAGTCAAGAAGAATTAAACAAATTAATGGATAGCATACCTGCTGAACACAGAGAAGGTATGAAGGAAATTATAGCTACCGGTACTGCTACTTCTGAAGCAGGTAAAGCAGCATTAGCATTCTTGCCAGAGACTGCTGGTCAGATGATGGGATTGAATAAACAAATCCGTGCCACAGGAAAGATGGGAGCAGATCAAGCAGCTAGGATCAATGCGTCCTATCAAGCTGAAGCTTCTAGAGTAGCTAAGTCTGGCCTAGGTGAAACACTTTCATATTTTGGTACAGACGCACAAAAACAGTTTATGATCGGGGCTATGGATGCTGCCGCTCGTCAAAAGAATCTTAAGCAAGTTGAAGAAGAAAGATTAAAACAAGAAAAGAAAGCAGCAGAACTTCAAGCTCAAGGATTAGATCCAGCTAAGTTAAAAGAATATCAAGAACAAATATCTCAGGTCAGCAATAGATTTACAAAACTTCTAGCCACTAGTGGTCTCCTAGAAGGAATGATGAGTGTATTTGAAGGTATGGTCAGCTTTATTTCAACATTCCTGGTACCAGTATTCCAGTTTATGGGCGATAATATGCAGGTGTTGGGTGTGGCTCTAGGAGCATTAGCTGCGGTAGTAATATATGCTACTGTGGTTAGCAAAATCAAAGCAATGAAAGAAATGTTAATGATGGCACCGATGGCTATGGTTGCTATCAAGTTTATCGCATTGGCTGCTGGAGTATATCTTGTCTACAAAGGCCTTAAGTATCTTTGGGAAGGAATGGCTGATTTTAAAGACGGATTATTGTCACTGCTACCTAAATGGATGGGCGGTATTTCCAAAGAAGAAGCTGAAAAACGTAAAAAAGACAGGGCCGAGGCCAAAGCCAAAGAAGAAAATACAAAAGCCACTGAAAAAAGCACTGAATTAAAACAACAGGAAAACAAGCAGACCAAAGAAGCAGTAGAAACCACTGCCAAATACGACTTTACTAGTCCTGCAAAATTATTTGAAAGTGCTGCTAGACGTGCTGGTTCTGCAGCACAACAACCAGGGGCAACAGCCGCAGGTCCTGCTCCGGCAGCTATGACTAAAGGCGCCACACAAGACGCACTGAGAAGTCAGTTAGCATCTCAAGGAATCACAGATCCCAAGGCTGTAGCCAATATCATGGCACAGGTACAAGCCGAATCTGGATTCAAGCCACAAGATGAAAATTTAAAATACAGCGGTAAGAAATTATTTGAGTTGTATGGCGCAGGCAACAAAGGCGGAAATAAAGTTAGATTTAAAACTGTAGAAGAAGCCGAGGCAGTGGCTGCCAAAGGTCCAGAAGCTGTAGGTAATGTTATCTATGGCGGTAGAATGGGCAATAGAGAAGATGAAGGATTTAAGTATCGTGGCAGAGGTCTAATTCAGTTAACAGGTAAAGATAACTACAAAAAATTTGGAGATATGATCGGAGTTGACCTAGTTAAAAATCCAGATTTAGCTAACGATCCTGCTATAGCTTCCAAAATCGCAGCAGCCTATTTCGCAGAAAAACAAAAGAAAGGTGTAGATCTTACCAATATTGCCGCAGTAGGCAAAGCAGTTGGTTATGCTGGTGGCCAAGCAGAAACTGCCAAACGTGCCCAACTCGCACAGGGATTTATGACCGGGGGATCGACAGCAGCTACTCCGTCCTCCACACAGGTAGCAGCTGCCACAGCCAAACCTGTAGAAACCAAACCAGCCACAACTGTCGCAGCATCAGGAGCAGGAGCTCCGGGAGCGGGCGGTGTTGCTAGCCTTAATGACGTGGTGGCTAGCTTACAATCGTTAAATATGCAGATGGCACAGTTAGTGGCAACTAATAGACAGGTAGTGGATTTGAACAGAAAACAACTAGGTGTCCAAAAGAGTCTAGGTGGTGATATGTTCTCAGTGGCCGCAGCCTGATTGGATAATTTAAATGTCTTGGAAAAAATACTTTACACCAGTAGAAGTCAGTAATAAGAGCAGTACGTTTAGTCCGTTAGGCAACGGTCTGCGACCAGGGCCGGCTAGAGCAAACTATTCTAGTTATTTGCCAGATGTCTATGCTGGTGCTCCAAACCGCGTCGAACGCTACATGCAGTATGATACCATGGATATGGATTCAGAAATTAATGCTGCTCTAGATATTCTAGCTGAGTTCTGTACACAGAAAGATAAAGAAAATTCCACCCCATTCCACATGTTTTTCAGAGGTAATCCTACTTCTACTGAAGTAAAAATACTCAAAGACAGTCTACAAAAATGGAATAAAATACAGCAGTTCGAAAACAGAATTTTTAGAATCGTCCGTAATACATTCAAATACGGAGATTGTTTTTTCATCAGAGATCCACAGACAAAAAAATGGCTTCATGTGGATTCTGCTAAGGTCAGTAAAGTTATTGTAAACGAAAGTGAAGGAAAGATTCCTGAACAGTATGTAATCAGAGATTTTAATTTTAACTTTAAAAATTTAGTAGCAGTAACACCCCATGGAACAATGAATACCGCACCAAGCGGCACTAGCAGTTATACCAGCGGTGGCGGCTTCGGTCGAGGCTTTGTTGGAGATGCTGCTAGACCGCCAGGAACTAGATTCCAAAATTCTACAAATGAAGTTACTGTAGATGCCAAGCACATGATACATATTAGTCTTTCTGAAGGATTAGATAACAACTATCCTTTTGGTAATTCAATTCTTGAATCAGTGTTTAAAGTCTACAAGCAGAAAGAACTGCTTGAAGATGCTATTATTATCTATCGAGTACAACGTGCTCCTGAGCGTAGAATATTCTACGTCGACGTAGGTAATATGCCAGCACATATGGCCATGGCTTTCGTTGAACGTGTTAAAAATGAAATCCAACAACGCCGTATTCCATCATCAACAGGTGGTGGCACATCAGTAATCGATTCTAGCTATAATCCGTTAAGTACCAATGAAGATTATTTCTTTCCTCAGACCGCAGAAGGTCGCGGATCAAAAGTTGACACGCTAGCAGGCGGTACAAACCTTGGTGAAATCACAGACTTACGCTTTTTTACTAATAAGCTGTTCCGTGCTTTAAGAATTCCAGCAGCCTATTTGCCCACAGGTATTGAAGAAGCTTCAAATACAGTTGCTGACGGTAAAGTTGGCACAGCCTACATTCAAGAACTGCGTTTCAATGAATACTGTAAGCGTCTGCAGAGCAACATCAGCGAAACATTCGATCAAGAATTTAAAATTTGGTTAAACAGCCAAGGCATTAATATTGACAATAGCCTATTTGAATTAAAGTTCAACACTCCACAGAACTTTGCGGCTTATCGTCAAGCAGAGCTAGACACAGCTAGAGCAGCTACATATTCTCAGATTGTACAGATACCGTATCTCAGCAAGAGATTTGGTATGAAGAGATTCCTAGGACTGACACAGGAAGAAATCACAGAAAACGAACGTTTATGGAGAGAAGAAAACGCTTCTGCTCTTAAACCCCCTGCAGATTCAGGAAGCGAATTAAGATCAGCAGGAGTAACACCGGGAGGAATCGCAGCCGATGCTGCTGAACAAACCGCAGAAGCTCCCGCTGACATGGCCGCTGCTGCCGAACAAGGTGCCGAAGGCGGCGAGGCTGCAGCTCCTGCAGCATAAACGATAAATATCCTTATGCTGCTTAATGAATTCATTTATTATTCCAACAATTCTAGCGAGATCGCTGTGGATCGACGCTACGAAAATTCCAGCGACTCTGATGTGTTAAAACGCAAAGATAGTCGCAAAGTTCGACTCACTCTTGGCCAAATTAATAAATTAAGAATGGCTTCAGAATCTCACGAAATGGAAGCAGAAAGCGAATTAGATTTTATCAAGCAGATGTATGGACAACCACCACAGCAAGAACAACCGGCATAATACAGCCTTTGTATTAGGTAACGGCCGCAGCAGATTATCCATAGATTCCAAAGAACTTTTAGGAATAGGCACAGTTTACGCCTGTAATGCTGTGTATAGAGAATTTACTCCACACTATCTAGTAGCAGTTGACGTTAAAATGGTCAACGAAATAGTGGCTACAGGATATCATAAACAAAATCAAGTATGGACCAACCCTAATAAAGGTATCACTGTTAAGACAGGAGTAAATTTTTTCAATCCGCACAAAGGATGGAGTTCAGGACCCACAGCACTTTGGCTGGCTTGTAATCAAGGACACAAGGAAATTTATATACTAGGCTTTGATTATATGGGTGTAGCAGGCAGATTTAACAATGTTTATGCTGATACATTTAACTATAAAAAGAGCACAGATGCTGCTACATATCACGGAAACTGGCTCAGCCAAACAGAAAAAGTCATTAAAGAATATAAAACTATAAATTTTTACCGAGTAATAGAAGCAGGTGGATTTGTTCCTGATAGACTAGGTGCTAACCTTCCTAATTTAAAACACTTGGTTTTTGAGGATTTTGTTAAAAGATTTCCGATCAATAGTTATTCAGAACAAAATGCTCAAAAAACTACCATTTAACGGTGATTTAATAAAACTGTAGTAAATAAAACGACAGCCTAACCATCTAAGGAGAATACAACATGGCAGAAAAGAATACTTTGATCGAGCAGATGCTCGAGCATCTCGTTAATGACGAGCAACAAAAAGCCGAAGAGCTTTTCCACGATTACGTAGTAGCAAAATCACGTGAAATCTACGAAGGTCTAATCGAAAGCGAAATCGCTGAAGAAAGTGACGAAGAAAAAGACGAAGAAAAAGACGAAGAAGTTGAAGAGGACTTCGAAGAAGTAGCTCTAGAAGCTGATCCTACTGACGACCTAGCTGCTGAATTAGATTCAGAAGCAGAAATGGGCGACGAAATGGGCGGCGACGATGACATGGAAGAAAAAAGCGAAGAAGAGCTTTTTCAAGATCTAGACGCTATCGTTGACGAACTACAAGCTAAATTTGACGAGCTAAAAGGTGACGACAGCGAAGAAATGGGCGACGAAGAAATGAAAGATTCTATCGAGCCAGAGCTAGAAACAGTTCGTGAATATGTAGAAAAAGTTCCAGCAGGTCACGGCGCAGAAAAGAAAGGTGCCGGCGAAAAAGCTGATCACAAAGCTAGCCCAGTAGCAGGTAAAAACGACATGGGTGGCTCAGCTAGCAACATCGCTCAAGCCGAAGAAGCAAAAGAAGCTTCTAAAGGCACAGCAGGCGGCCTAGCAGGTAATAAAGCACAGGATATGAAATCAGGTAATGTCAACGTTCCAGGCGGCAAAGCAGCAGATAGCTTGAAGAAAGAATCAGGCCATGGTGCTGAAAAGAAAGGTGCTGCTGAGCAAGCTGACAATACAGCAAGTCTTTTCCGTGGTCGTAGGTAATAGGTAAAGATGAAAACCACCCTATCAGAACATTTGAGTTTTGACCAGGCACAGATTGTCTTGGAGAGCGAGGAAGGCAAGGACGGTAAAAAGTCCTTGCATTTAAACGGCATTTGCATTCAAGGAGATATCCGTAATGCGAATCAGCGTGTTTATTCTTCTCAGGAAATTGGCAGGGCTGTCAAGACGCTCAACGAACAGATCTCTGGTGGTTACTCCGTGCTAGGGGAAGTTGATCATCCGCAGGATTTGAAAATTAACCTAGACCGTGTGTCACACATGATTACTAAAATGTGGATGGACGGTCCAAACGGCTACGGAAAACTAAAATTAATTCCAACACCTATGGGACAATTAGTCCAAACTATGTTGGAATCAGGAGTAAAGTTGGGAGTTTCATCAAGAGGCTCTGGCGAAGTAGATAGCGGTGGTAATGTCAAAGGTTTTGAAATTATCACTGTTGACGTAGTAGCACAACCTTCCGCCCCGGGAGCATACCCAACACCAGTTTATGAACATCTTATGAATAATAAAGGTGGATACAAGGCATTTATAACAGCAAAAGAAGTACAAGGCGACGCAAAGGCACAAATGTACATAGCAGAGAGTCTGAGAAAAATAATCTCAGGACTCAAATAATAGGAGAATCACATGCTAGACATCGTTAAACAATTGTTCGAGAACAATGTGATTTCCGAGGAAATCAAATCGGAGATTGAAACCGCATGGCAAGCAAAGATTCAGGAAAACCGTGAACAAGTTACAGAAGAGTTGCGTGAGCAACTATCTGCTGAACTTCGTGAAGAATTCGCACAAAAATATGAGCATGACAAGTCAGTTATGGCCGAAGCTGTAGAAAATATGTTAGTAGATCGCTTAACAGCAGAACTAACAGAATTCGCAGAAGACCGCCAAGGACTAGTTGAAGCTCGTGCCAAGTATGTAGCTAAGATGAAGAACGATACTGCCGCAATGGAGTCATTTGTTCTACGTCAACTACAGAAAGAATTGTCCGAATTACACGAAGATCGCAAAGCTGTAGCATCTAACGTTGCTAAATTAGAATCATTTATCGTTGACGCTCTGGCAAAAGAAATTGCTGAGTTCCACAGCGATAAGAAAGACCTTGCTGAAACCAAGGTTCGTCTAATCAAAGAAAGCAGAGAAAAATTTGATGCTCTAAAGAATGCATTTATTTCTAAGAGCGCCAAAGTCGTTGAGTCAGCCATTACAAGCGGCATCCACCGCGAAATGACACAACTCAAAGAAGACATCGAGCAAGCACGTAAGAATGACTTCGGTCGTAGAATCTTTGAAAGTTTCGCCAGCGAATATGCTGCGAGTCATCTCAATGAGAAATCAGAAACAGCTAAGTTGTTGAAAGTTGTTGCTCAGAAAGAGCAAGAACTTGCTGAAGCAGCTAAGATTGTTGCTGATACTCAGAAGCTCGTAGAAAGCAGAGAAACACAGCTGAAGGTAGCTAAAGACCTAGCAGAACGTAAAGAAATTATGAGCGAACTACTAGGACCATTGAGCGGAGACAAGCGTTCCATTATGAAGGAATTGCTAGAATCTGTTCAAACAGAAAAGCTAACCACAGCATATGACAAGTACCTACCAGCTGTTATGGATGGTGGTGTACAACAGAAAAAACAGGCATTAACAGAGGCAGCAGAACCAGCTCCAGTATCACAAAAGGAAGTGGTTACAGGCGATAAGCAGGCACAACAAATTGGCGGTGAAGAAAAAACCGCTGAAATATTTGACATCCGCAGGCTTGCGGGACTAAAAGTTTAAGGAGAACTACAATGTCACAACTACTCGAGTCACGCTGGTCGGAAACCAAAGAGGCCCTTTTAGAAGGTCTTCAAGGTAACAAGCGTACAGTTATGGCTACTACTCTAGAGAATACCCGTAAGTATCTTGCAGAGAGTGCTACCGCTGGTGCTACTTCCGCTGGCAACGTTGCAACACTAAATCGCGTCATTCTACCAGTAATCAGACGTGTTATGCCAACCGTTATCGCTAACGAGTTGGTAGGCGTACAGCCAATGACTGGTCCAGTTGGTCAGATCCATACTCTACGTGTTCGTTATGCTGATAGCTTTAACAGCACAAGTGGTACTGATACAACAGCTGGCGATGAGGCACTAAGCCCATTTAAGATCGCTGAAGGCTATTCTGGTGCAGCAAGCGACAAGGCAGCTTCTACAGCCGCTCTTGAAGGTGTTGCTGGTAACAGACTAAGCATCCAGATTCTAAAGCAAACAGTTGAAGCTAAGACACGTAAATTGTCTGCTCGCTGGACTTTTGAAGCTGCTCAAGATGCACAAGCTCAACAGGGCATTGACATCGAAGCAGAAATCATGGCTGCTCTAGCACAAGAGATCACAGCTGAAATCGATCAAGAAGTTATCGCTTCATTATCTAACCTAGCTGGTACAGTATTAACATACGATCAGTCCGCTGTATCTGGTACAGCAACATTCGTTGGTGACGAGCATGCTGCTTTAGCTGTTCAAATCAACCGTGCTGCTAACTTGATCGCTCAGCGTACACGTCGTGGTGCTGGTAACTATGCTGTTGTTTCACCAACAACATTAACAATTCTTCAGTCTGCTACTACAAGCGCATTTGCTCGTACAACAGAAGGCACATTCGAAGCTCCAACAAACACCAAGTTCGTTGGTACATTGAACAGCGCAATGAAGGTATATGTAAACGGTTATGCTACAGCTGATGATGTTCTAATCGGTTACAAAGGCTCTTCTGAGTCTGACGCACCAGCATTCTACTGCCCATACATTCCATTGATGAGCAGTGGTGTTGTGTTAGATCCATCAACTTTCGAACCAGTCGTATCATTCATGACACGTTATGGTTATGTTGAGTTGACAAACACAGCTTCTTCTCTAGGTAACGCAGCTGACTACCTAGCTAAAGTTGCTGTTACAACAGCTAACTTGAAGTTTGCTTAATCGCTGACTTTAATAGCAAAAGTTCAAAAAGGGCCGCAAGGCCCTTTTTGTTTGACTTAAATACCTTCATGAGAATAGAAAGCGAACGAGATTTTCCTGAACTTAGAAAACAGTTTTCTTTATGGAGAAAACGATTTCCTATGTTTTCTCATGATATAATACAAATAGAGAAAATCATAGAAAAATTCATACAAGACCATTCTACGGCCGGAGTTTTTTTAAGACAGACTAAGAAAAAAAGTTATTTAGAACAGCAACAGCAGGCCATAGACAATATCAATAGAGTATTAGCCACAGTTGAAAAACTAGAGCTTATGGCTATGCTCAGTCAAGGATAAATACTTTGTCTAAATGAGAGCCGCATTGGGCGGACTTATGCTGTAACCCGCAGCGTAGACCTAGAACGTCAACATAAGGAGAAAACAAATGGGACGTCCATTATTTAAAGATGTAAACGGTGACAAAGTCATCGGCACAGGCGCAGGCGCCACAACAGGTATTAGAGTAGATTTCTATGACGGTTCTTCACTAAGAACAGACGGTGTTATTATCAAGCAACGCGGAGCAAGAACTTTTGTTGTTGCCAGAGTAGGCGACATCGCTACACCAGCAAACTACAAAGTCTGTAAACTAGTCGATACAACACCTAACGCTGCAGGAGAAATGCGCATGGAAGGATATGTAGGAGGCAATGCCAATAGTCCTGTAGCTATTTCAAAAATCACACGTAGAGTGGCTGTTGGTTTTCCTACAGTGCCTGTGTTAAATTCTGCTAGCAGTCTTTGGAATTCAGAAGATTCAAACGCAACTACTAACCATAATCAAAAGAAATATAAATGGTATATAGAAAACGATTCTTCTGCTGATATCCTTGTATTAACAGAAATCACAGCAGTTCTATAATTAGGAAACACGATGGGACAGTTTATCCAGACTAACGGTGACTATAATATCAAAGTAGTTTCTGACAGGCCAGAAGGTGGTACTATTACCCTAGACACTGGTATAGAAATTGGTAATGTTATCGTTACCGGTAATCTACAGGTATTAGGCACACAGACAACTATTAATACTACACAACTTGATGTAGAAGATAGGATCATCACTGTTAATTCTGGAGAAACTGGAGCAGGTGTAACTTTTGATTATGCAGGTTTAGAAGTCGAGAGAGGCTCTTTAGACAATGTAAATTTTGTATGGAATGACAGTGCCTCTCCGCCTGCTTGGGAATTACGACAATTTAATTTTAATCCTGGATCTGAAACTGCATTTGTAAATGGAAAACTTAGATTAAAAGAAATTTTAACCGACACAGGAACAGATAACGGTGACTTGACTATTATAGGAACAGGAACCGGAGTGGTAAAAATAAGCGGAACAGATGATTACACTCAAGAAATCATAGACAGAGCATTAGCATCTGATCCACAGGCCAACGACATACTTACTAATAAAGGTTATGTTGATTCTGCGATACAAAATAATCCAACTTATCAGATAACAAGAACAGATACTAGGGTGATCGCATTTGATAAAGATAGTCCAGTATCTCCATTCCCTGGCGGCGGTATAGGTCCTTTCCTAAGCCAACCTGCCGAAAGTCAAGTGGTTGTTGTAGTCGACAACCAGAAAATGGCTACGTTTTATAACAACGGATTAACGTTAGGTACATTTCTTAATATATTCCAAGAATCACCAACTAACCCGTATGATTTTAACGATCCAAATACAGTTGTAATACAAGCTAACGGGACCAGCGGAAATATTAAATTAGAAACAACTGACACCGGCAGAGTAGAAATCAGTTATGCTTTACAATTAAACAACGAAAATGCGACTCCTACGGCAATACCAGAATCAAGTCTACTATATGCTGGCGATATCAGCACAGGTAACACAGGTGTTTATCACAACACATTTAACAATACAGTAGCGGATTCTATAGCAGGAGAATTAGTAAATAAAAACAGAGCATTATTATTCGCTATGGTATTTTAAGAGATCAATATGATATACAGCACACTTTTAACAACAACTGGACCAACAGTAGTATATGCTAGTTCAACTACTGGCGCAGAAGTTGGATCAGTTTCAGTAGGACCCCCAGCACTTCCTGCAGGTCGAGTTAATGCTATTACAACAATAGCATTCTGCAATGTAGGAGCACCTAATCTAACAGATGAAACTGTAAACAGTGCTAACATAGACATTCAACTGGTACCTTATAATATCGCCCCGGCAACACAACATTATGTGGTAAAAAGTCTTACAGTACCCGCTGGGGAAACTGTATTTTTCAGCGATGAAAGAATCATCCTCAGTGAAGGAGACAAAGTGGTAGTAACTGCCAGTGCGGCTAATTTAATAGCAGTAACAGTGAGTTCGATGCCAGTATGAGATTTCTAAAACAAAAAACTATCAGCAAATACAGTCCCAGCGACAATAGCTTGCTCACTAATCATTTTGGTAGGGCAGTCATGGATCTAACTGGTGCTCTAAGATTGCCAAAAGGCAGTACCGCTGAGAGGCCCTTAGTAACTAATTCAGGAGTTACAGGCAATTTTGTAAGAACACCAAACGGAGCCAATGGGTACATACGCTACAACACTGACACTAACGCTATCGAAGGGTATATTAACAATGTATGGCAAGTAGTAGCTGCTCCGGGCGTCAGTGCGATAACTAAACAAACACTAGGACCAGGTAACGATGTTACTACGATTTTTGGACCTCTAAACATTGTTCCGCTAAGTGACGAAAGTATCCTTGTTTTAGTGGAAAATGTATTTCAAATATCTCAAACTAACTATAATATTCTTTACAATTATCTAGGATCTGGCACGGCCTACATAGAATTTACCAGCCCTGTGCCCTTAGATAAATTCATAACTATCTTCTTCGGCTTCGCTAACTAATCCAATTTCTGTTAAATACTAGATAAATTTGGAGATTGGTAATGGCAATTGTATTTGCTGACCGCGTAAAAGTACGATCACGTACTATAGGAACAGAAGATTTTATCCTCGAAAATGTCGTAGAAGGATTTCAAAGTTTTGCCGCCGTAGGCAACGGAAATCAAACATACTATGCTATTACTGACGCAGTAGGAAATTGGGAAGTAGGATTAGGAACCTACGAATCCGATAGTTCTGTAGAAACACTTAGAAGAAACACTATAATCGACAGCTCAACCGGTGGAGCAAAAATAAACTTTCCCACAGGTTCCAAGACTGTTTTCGTAACATTTCCCAGCAGTCTAAGTCAAGCAGTCATCGATGGAGGGGGATTCAATCCTATACCTCCTTTAAACTCTGTCAACGAAGATATCATACCTGATACAGATAATACTAGATACCTTGGTTCAGCAGTTAAAAGATGGCATTCTCTTTATCTAGGACCTAGTAGTCTATGGTTAGGAGATTTAAGATTAACCAACGTAGGAGGGGTTCTCAATACTTCTGTTGGTGTCGGTACTCCTACACCATTATTAGGACCCACAGGCCCTACAGGTCCACAAGGACCAACCGGACCACAAGGACCACAAGGCATACAAGGACCAACAGGCACTACAGGACCACAAGGACCATCCGGAACCAGTGTCAGTTTAAAAGGATCTGTAACTAATCCTTCTTTTTTACCGTTATCGGGTAACACAGTAGGCGATTTATATGTAACCACTAGTTCTGGAGATGGTTATCTCTGGAATGGAACATCGTGGGAAAACGTAGGCCCTATTCGAGGACCACAAGGGGCCACAGGCCCTACAGGCCCACAGGGAGCACAAGGACCACAGGGCATACAAGGACCGGCAGGTGCTACAGGAGCCGCAGGTCCACAAGGGGAGCCCGGAGTACAAGGTCCCACTGGACCCACAGGGCCACAAGGACCAGAAGGTCCCACTGGACCACAAGGACCAGCGGGAGATGTTGTTACCTATCAGATATCTGCTGAAACAGTAGCAGGTGGAGCCAATCTAAGATTGTCGGGTAACAATGGGGATTTTGATAACGTTAAATTCTCTGAAGGTTCGAATATTTCTATCATAAGAACCGATGCTAACACGATAGCCATTTCAGCAGCATCAACTCCAAAAACAAGATCGATAGTTGTCTCCAGCACAGGTACTATCCTTAACGGAGCAACTTCACAGATAGAGGCAACAGGATTCAAAAGTTATGCCTTGTTAAAAATACAAACGTCAGCAGCAGCCTGGATTAGGATCTATGCCGATGCTGCTTCAAGAACCGCAGATATTAGTAGATTAGAAACTGTAGATCCGAGCCCCAACGCAGGAGTGATTTCAGAAATAATTACTACCTCAGCACAGACAGTTTTGATGAGTCCGGGTGTTATAGGATTTAACAACGAATCAACACCTACTACATCGATCCCAATGACAGTGACAAATAAAAGCGGAGGTTCCGCAAACATAACAGTGACATTAACACTGTTACAGTTAGAAGATTAAGATGAGCGAATTAAAAGAATTTATAGTCACACTTCATAGCTATGATGATCTAGATTCCTTTTACGAGGATATGGAAACTCCTGGCGGAAATCTTTATATTCCAAATCGCAGCTGTGACTGTGCTCTAAGAAGAGAAATCAGCAGAAATACTCATTATATGCTGACCGATGAAGAAGCTGCTGATCTTAGAAATGATCCTAGAGTTATGGCAGTAGAGCAGTTACCAGAAGATCTAGGATTTAAACCTAGACCTGCTTTTATACAAACAGAAACTAGCTGGGATAAATCGTCAACTAACAGTTCAACACATAAGAACTGGGGACTACTAAGATGCGTTAATGGACAACAAATCTCTAACTGGGGCAGCAACGGAACTGCTGTTCAGTCCGGAACTATACGCACTAATGCTTCGGGTAGAAATGTTGATGTGGTTATCGTAGACGGAATGATAAATCCAGCACATCCGGAATTTGCTGTAAACAGTAACGGAACTGGAGGATCTAGAGTAGTTCAGTATAATTGGAGAGGTTATCTAGGCAGTACCTATACCTATACTCCCTATATCGACGGCGGTAACGCAGACAGAACCGATGATAATAATCACGGAATGCATGTAGCAGGAACTGTAGCGGGTAGTACACAAGGTTGGGCTAGATCTGCTAACATCTACAATATCAATCCCTACGGCACTGATATAAATGGAATTTCTACACTGTTGATATTTGATTACATACGTCAATGGCATAATACTAAAACAGTGAACCCTGCGACAGGTATTAAAAATCCTACATTAGTAAACAACAGTTGGGGCTATGGATACGAACTACCAACCACAGGAATTAGTTCTGTGATATATCGAGGTGTAGTAAACAACGCACCATTCACAGATGCTCAGTTATTAAATTTTGGTTTGTTTGTTTCGGGCGGTAGTGCTTTTGGTCCTGTGCGAGTCACTGCTATGGATCAGGATATTTTAGATGCTATCAATGATGGAATTATTGTAGTAGGTGCTGCTGGAAATGACTATGTAAAAATAGACACTACCACAGGCCCAGATTTCAACAACAGATTTATCTGGAGCGGCTCTAACGTGTTTTATCACAGGGGCGGAAGTCCTAGTGCTGCTTCTACATCGATCTGTGTAGGCGCAGTTAGTGCTCTGGTCAACGAATCAAAAGCAACATTTAGCAATGCTGGACCAAGAGTTGATCTATATGCTCCTGGACAAAATATCATGAGCAGCTTACACAGCGGTGGTACATTTGATCCTAGAGATGTCAGTTATAGGATAGGAAAATACCAAGGAACCAGCATGGCCAGTCCACAGGTCGCAGGAGTTTTAGCCTGTGCTTTAGAAACCTATCCTCGAATGAGACAAGATGAAGCAGTGAGCTATATCAAATATTACGCTAAAAATAATCAGATCTCAGATACGGGCGGTGGGTATACTGATACCACTTCTCTACAGGGAGCAGAAAACAAATATCTGTTTTTTTATAAAGAAAGAAAAGATTCGGGAAGATTATTTCCAAAAGTAGATTATAAAATTAGGACCACAGCCGTGCAGACTTATCCTAGGGTAAGAATACGCAGGACTGTATAAGGAGCAAATATGTCAATACTAGGAACCAGCGGTTTAGGCGAAGAAGAATCAGGCGGTAGTGAATCGCTGTATGTTGCCCAACTAGGTAGAATCGGCGGTAAAGCACTGTCTGCTAATCTAGTACGAAACGGTGTTGACCTAGCATTTAGAAATACACTCAGCGATCCAGAAATTTTATATCTAAAAGTAGGAGATCCAAAAGAAGGATATGCTTCTACAAACGATCCCTTTCTGGATCCTCAATATTCTATCCTAACAGAACCTCCTTACGACGACGGAGATCCTAACTGGGGATCTGGTAGTTCTGGCAGAGCTGTGGGTATAAATGTTAATAATCCTGTTTATACTTTAGATGTTAGTTCGTTGATCATTTCCAACGATGCCGAAGCAACATCCACTGCTTATGTAGATAACATCACATTCCAAGCCCCAAGAACTATCACCACAGCATCGGGACCTATCGAAATCACACACGGTTATGACAACGGTATAGCACTGTTTGATCGCCTAGGTACTATCGATGTTTCTAACAATCCTGTGCTAGTGTTCGATGGAAATTCTATACAGAGTAGATCTAATCAAAACATTGTATTCGATCCTAATGCTTCTGGCACAATAGAATTAACTAGAAGCACTACTATTGTAGCAAATAATCCTCTTTTACCTGCCCTATCTGTGTCTGGAAATACAGTAATAGGTGGTAATCTACAGACTACCAGTAATATCATAGTAGGTGATAGTCCTTTAGATGTTGTAACTATACAGACTGACTTCAGCCAGGATATCAACCCCGGATTGTCTAACTTGAAATTAGGTTCACCTCTCAAACGCTGGGCAGAAGCACACATAGACGACTGGACTAATATTACAAATTTGATTCCTACTAATGCCTATGTTAACAACAAGATGCGTTTAGGGGGAACAGGATCTAACAGAATCTACGCTATTTCTGGCAATGAAGATCTTATATTAAATCCTGATACCGGTATCAATAATATTGAAGAACTGGTATTTCAAAATAACGATATTACCAGCTTAATGCAGCAGCCCGATCTAGATCCTAATCTAACAGGAGCGGGTATTTTAGCTGCCGCTGCCGGAGATCCAAATGCTAGTTTGTTTAACACAGTGGTCACAGGACCAGAATATTTCCTAGGGGGCGGACAGGTAGTAAGAACTGAAAGAACTAGCCTTTTAGGAGACGTTAGAAACGATCTGGATAATCCTGGCGTATTAGACATACAAGATGCTAATAAGGTATTAGAGATCTACAACAGAACCAACGGCACAACCAACGAACAGATCTGGTACCGTACTAAATTACGACCAGCTATCGTAACAAACCCTACAGAATATGCCAAATGGGGACAGGCAGGAACTACTATAAATGATACGCCTTTTACTGTGGCTTCTACGGGTACAGGTTATACAGTTTTTGATGATAATACAGCTTTTGTTATACCTGTAGGAACTTCAGCAGAAAGACAATACCTAGAAGTAGGCGATACACGCTGGAACACTGATCTAAATCTTTTAGAATGTTTTGACGGCGAAAGATATATTGTGTCCACCGGCCCAGGTGCTGTGGTTACCAACGACCTAATGATAGAATTAGCCATAACTCGAGCCCTATTCCTGGGTTAATTTCCATTCTGACTAAATACTACTAATCACAGGAAACGACCATTTTCTGTGGGATCCAACAGTGGTAAACCCGCTATGTAATGTGGTTATCCGTGAAACACGGTGTCTTTAGGAGAGCGAATGGCTATTGGTCGAATTTCCGGTCCGCTCTTAAAGTCCAATCTCATCAGAGATGGTGTGGATCTGGCCTTTGAGACTGACCTTCTATACATTGATGTTAACAATTCGCGAATTGGCATCAATAAAGTCTCTCCACAAGCCGACTTAGATGTCAACGGCACTACAAGAAGTACCACATTACAGATAGACAATCAACTTACAGTTGGTGATATCACCGTCAGCGGCAACACTATAAACAGTGACAGTCAGATAATCAACTTCCGTGCTTCCGGCGGTGAAGCCACAGTTTATCATAGCAGATTACAGGTAGATGACCTACAACTACAGGGCAATGTAATATCTACCACAGTGTCGAATAGCTCTATAGAAATAATTCCCAACGGTACTGGTAATATACAGTTACAGGCCAACACATATGTTACTGGAAACTTAAATGTCACTGGAGATATCAGTGCTACTGGTAACATCACTATCGGCGGTAACATTATTATTGGTGATCAAAGCACAGATACTATCACCATTAATGCCAGTATCAACAGTGATCTAATTCCAGAAACAGATAATTTGTATGATCTAGGTAGTCCAAGCTATCGCTGGAACGATGCTTACATTAATAATTTTTATACCACAGCAATAAATGTACCAGAATTAGATATCGGAAATTTAATATTCAGAAATAACGAAATTACCACAACTGCTGGACAGGATATCGACATTCAAGGTGCAGGTGCCGGCGGTGTAAGATTGGGTAATTTTAAAATTGTAAATAACGTAATTACAAATATATCTGTTAACGCAGTTACTCAATTTATCAGTACAGGTACAGGATATTTTAAAATAGCAGGTACAAACGGATTTGTACCTCCTGTAGGTGATGACGGCGATCGACCAACTGCCTATGCTGTGGCCGGTATGACTAGATATAACACAGAGTCAAGAGCTTTAGAAGTCTGGGATGCGGTTATCGGAGCCTGGGCTAACCCAGCAGGTGCTTCTGGTGCTGTATCAGAAAATGATGCTAATGAGATTTCAGCGATCTATGCGCTAATACTAGGATAAGAGAACTATGCCAACCGTATTTAGAATGAAAACATCAACTAACGTAGGAACTACACCTGTAGATGTGCTACAGATCGGTGAAGGTATACGTGCCACAGTAGTGGGATGTAATCTAGCAAACAATACATTATTTGAAACAGTGGCTGTGGATGTGTTCGTAGTTGACGAGGATTCGACTCCAGCACTGTATGTTAAAAACGTTATCATACCGCCTAACACTGCGGTAAAATTAATCACCGGGGGTGAAAAATTAATCCTTCCAGAGACAGCGGGTCTAAGAGTATCCAGTTCCGTGGAAGGCAGTGTTGATGTAGTG